GCTGATCAGGTTGCAACATCATCCTCGGTATCCGCTAACATGAGTAACAACCTGATCAGCCCATCCAAAGTTAAGAGGTTCATCCTCGATTACGCATCCAAGAACCGCGCGCACAAGTTCTCGCGCGTTTCGCAAACCGCCATCGACAAGGTGGAGGGCGCTGTCCGCAGCGCCTGCCGCCACATTGTCGACTCGGCACCATCGAAAGGAAAAACCCTGTGAAGACTTACATCGTCTACGACGACACCGGCCGTGAGATCGCGCTCATCAAAGCGGGTTCTCACAACAGCGCCGAAAAGAAAGCCATCAAGAAATACGGAGAGCGAGTCACCGTGACTTACACCGAAGTATGAACAAACCAACTAAACTCAACCGCAATGCGGTGGCCGAACGCGTCGAGCGTCAAAACGTACGCGTCGTTGTCGACCACCCGTTCTGGTCGTCGTTGCTCCTGCAAATGGGCATCGAACAATCCGACCACATCCCGACCGCCTGCACTGACGGCACCAAGATCTACTACAACCCGGCCTACTATGACGGCCTGACCGACCAGCAGATCTTCACCGTCCAAGTCCACGAGGTCGGCCACCCGGCCCTCGGCCACCTCTGGCGCAAGGGCGACCGGGAGATGGAGAAGTGGAACATGGCCTGCGACTACGAGCTGAACAACTTCCTCATGGAGTACAACGATGAGGAAGTTGCATCCGGCCGTCTCGCCCCGTTCGACTTCCCCGATGGCGCGCTCATCGACCCTGCGCTCAAGGGCAAGTCGGCCGAGGAGATTTACAATCTCATCCCCGACCCGCCGAAACCCCCGGGCGGCAAGCCCGGTGACGGCCCCGGTCAACCCGGCAATCAACCAGGCCAGCCCGGTAACCAGCCCGGCAATCAACCAGGCAATCAACCAGGCCAGCCCGGCAATCAACCAGGCCAGCCCGGTAACCAGCCCGGACCCGGCGGTATGGGCGACTTCACCGACCCCGCTAAAGCCGACGGCAACAGCGAGGCCGAGTGGAAGAACCGCATCGCCCAGGCACACAACGCCGCCAAGCTGCAGGGTCGCGGCTCCGGTAGCATGGGCCGTCTAGTCGACCGCATCCTCAAGGGCGAGCAAGACTGGCGCTATATCCTGCGCGACCTGCTCTCCTCCGTGGCGGCCGACGACTACGACGAGCAGCGCCCTGATCGCCGGTTCCTCGAAGACGACATCTACCTGCCATCTCTCTACAGCGAGAAGGTCGGCGAGTTTGTTGTCGCCGTCGACACCAGCGGCTCGGTCTCCGATGACATGCTGCGCAAGTTCATGGGCGAGGTGCAGGTCTGCCTCGACACCGTCAAGCCCGAGAAGATCACGGTCATCGACTGCGATGCCAAGATCTACCAGGTGGCCGAGTTCGCCGAGGGCGACGACGTAGAATCCTTCAGCCCCAAGGGTGGGGGAGGCACCGACTTCAATCCGGTGTTCGACCACGTCCGCAAGATGGACATTCAACCCGAAGCGGTCGTCTACTTCACTGACGGCATGGGCGACTTCCCGTCCGAAGCTCCTCCTTACCCTGTCATCTGGGTCGACTACGGAGGCACCGACTATCCGTTCGGCGAGGTCGTCCGGGTCAACTCGTCGGCTGCGTAGTTAAACCAATCGGACAAGCCGTGAGTGTCCTGAGCCAATAAACCCTCATTAATAACTGTGAGGCTTTTCAAACAACGCCCCCGCCCGTTGCTGGCAAACCACGGTAGGCGGGGATTTTTAATCCCTATGAATACACTAACTTCCAACCTTCAAACCCTGTCCACCCACATCCTGCTCAACGCAGACTATGTCGAGGAGGACAGCACATCCAAATACACCGTGCTGCATATCGAACCTCATCTTTACGAGAAGTTCCTGCGGCTCCTTGAGTCGATGACTCACTAGAAAATAACCCCTTGACACCCTGAGCCGGGGATATAGTGTTCCCGTAACTCAGGTGACAACCACCCAAACACAACAACACAAGATCACACCATGAGCAACATTCGTAACCAAGCAATGTTAGTGAGCCTGAACATCGGGCTCTTCAACCCCAAGAAAATGGACCGCAGCGTCACACGCGAGGTCCTCATCAGCAAGAATGCTTCAGCCAACGCCGGAGCGTTCGTCAAAAACATCCTGCCCGACGAGGCGATCAAACCCATCCAAGCAGCGGCCTCCGCTCTTCGTGCATGGGTCTACACCCAAACGCTTCCGTGGAACGACGAGTCATTCCGTCTTCTGCCGGTGGCCCAGTGGGATTCGTTCACCGATCAACTCCGTGCGCGCATCGCCAGCGTCAATTCGTTGGTCGACCAGTTCTGCTCGCAGTACGAAATGCACCGCGACAAAGCCCTGCTGCAACTCGGAGCGCTCGCCGATCCCAAAGACTACCCGCCGCTGCACGTGGTGCGCACCAAGTTCTACGTCAACGTCAACTACACGCCGCTGCCCGACAGCCGTGACTTCCGCTTGGACGACATGCCCGAAGAGGCCATGTCCGAACTGCGTGAGCAGGCCGACCTGCGCGTGGCCGAGGCTGTCAGCGAAGCGCGCAACGATCTGTACCGCCGACTTAGCGAGCGGCTCGAACACATCGTCAAGCGCATGAACGAAGTGTCTGCCAAGAAGGAAGGCACTCGCATCCACGCCTCGCTGCTCACCAATCTCAGCGAACTCTGCCAACTGATCCCGGCGCTCAACGTGACCAAGGACCAGGAGCTGGAGAATCTCCGCCAGCGTGTCATGCACGAGATTGCGCCGTTCGACATCGACGACATCCGCGAGTCCGAGGACAGCCGCACCGAACTCAAGAAGAAGGCGTCGAGCATCCTTGAAGCCATGGGGTTCAACCCCGTCAACCAGCAGAGGGAGGCTGCCTAACACTTAGTACCTAGCGTCAACCAGACATTAGGAAGGAGGTGATGCTTTCATGCTACCGATAAAACAGATGTTACCAAAGGCTACATATTCCGCAGCGATGGTTCTACTGACATCATCAACACTCGTAGCTCTCGATAGATCCCCGGGGGTCGCGCATCCGGGGGTCCATACAAAACGCGAGGCGGACATAGGTTAAAGAAAACGAGGGGCGCGCATTCGTCGATAACGCGCATTAACTTTTATGGATAAAAACCAACAACGACTAACGCTGGCAGGAAACGCCCTTCAGGGACTGCTGGCATGCCAAAACCCCGAAAAAGGCTGGGACATCGGCGCACTCGCCGTGACCAGTTTGAAGATCGCTGACGCGGTGATCTATGTCAGCAACATGGAGAAACTCCCTGACCTGGCCGACAGCCGGGAGCAAGAGCCATCCCTGGTTGTAACGCAGCCCACGATCATCACGCCGTGAGTCGCGACTACCGCAGCGAGTACGACAACTACCAAGGCACCGAGGAGCAGAAGAAGCGGCGGGCGATCCGCAACGCCGCTCGTCGCAAACTCGAAGCCGAAGGTAAGGTCCGCAAGGGAGACGGCAAAGACGTCCACCACGTCAGCGGCTTGCATAACGCGGCGGCCAACCTTCGCGTAGTCAGCAAGTCCTCCAACAGGAGCATGAAATGACACCAGTCACCGTCAACAAAACCGCTACTATCATCATCCTTGTCGCCGCTGCGCTGGCACTCGTCACGCTATTGCAGTCGTGTGACAACGACTACTTCGGCCGCCCGCCCGACGCTTACTCCTTATTGAAGTAGTTCCGTGCCGCAAAACCATGCCACCAACTGGAAACATCAGGGGAGCAAGAACGAACTCTTGTTCATGGCCGAGTGCATGAAACGCGGCTGGAAAGTTAACATGCCCTTCGGTGACGACAGCAAATACGACGTGGTCGTGGATACCCCCGACGGTCTCCGCCGCATCCAAGTCAAGAGCTGCCACAAACCCGATGTCCGGGGTCGTTATCGCATCAATCTAAAATACGGGCGGCGTTCCTCGGGCGCTTACTCCACCGAAGACTGCGACATCATCGCGGCCTACGTCACACCCCTGAACCACTGGTTCCTTGTGCCGGTGGAGAAAGTCACCACGACACACCTGGACCTGGCGCACCACCACCACGATTGCCTGGAGGCCTGGGGGAATATCCATGAAGAGGCCTGACATCATAGAGTTCTGGATCGGTGCTGCCGTGGCTTTGTTCGCTCTGGTCATGTCCAACGCAATTTTCTGGGGCAGCATTTACTGGCTCTTCACTCGCATCTGGAAATGAAAGCCCGCCGCATCACTATCCGCGAAAAGACTTTCGGCCTAATTGTCCGCGTCCAGGTCGGCGGCACCATGCGCTCGGCCAAAGCGGAGTGCGAACGCAGTTGCGACATCGAGCCAATCGGCAACCTGGAAGACACCAACGGCTGGGCCGTGGTCAACTGCTGCTACGCGTTTATCTACCTTCATCAATGGCCTGAGAGCCACAGGAACGGGACTTTCGGAACTCTAGTCCATGAACTCGGGCATGTCGTGCGGGGGTTCATGAAGAACATCGGCTGTAAAGACGAAGAAGCCCTCTCCAACTTGGATCAATTTCTGTACGCCGAAGCCCACAAAAAGCTCGACAAGTAATTTATGACAACCACCAAACCGAAAGCCAAACGCAAACGGGTCTCAAAGCCCAAAACAACCCAACCCATCACGTCCGAAGCCACTTCATTCTTCGCCACAGCCCTGACCATTAAAGGCAGGTTCACGCTGGCCTGGATGCTGTTCAAAGCTGCCGTGCGAATCCTCATCAAAGGTCGCGCTCTTGTCTGATGTCCGGGCCGTTGATCATCCTGACCGGGCTGATTTACGCCTACGTGGCCTTTGAGCAAGGCTGGAAGGGCAACATCGGCATGTGCGTTGCCTACAGTGGCTACTCGTTCAGCAACGCCGGGCTGTATCTGCTCGCGTCTCGATGAACGAAGGCGACATTCACTGGGTGTCTTGGACTATCGGCATGTTCACCGGGGTCGGTTTCTCGTGGTTGGTACGCAAGATCTGGGCGGAATTCTGGACAGAGTATGAACAGCGCGTCGAACGCCGAGCGCGTGAGCTGGCCTCCACCAAGTTCGCCGAGTTCGCAGGGATCAAACAGTGACCAACATCCGTGAAAAACTCTGCGAAACCTACGGAGACGACCTCCTATTCATGGACGGCCCCGAGTTTGATGAAGCTATTCTCGGAGTGGCAGAACAACACGGAAGCGAAGCCGCTGTCGCCTACGATGTGGGCCGGGTCCTTGAAATATTGGAACGTGACATGTCCCCCGACGAAGCCCGTGAGTATTTCGATTTCAACATCGGCTGCGCCTACGTCGGAAAAAAGACGCCGGTCTACATAAACGCACTGGAGTGAAAATTCTCAGCAACAACATCGCCATTCTTGAAGGAGACACCCACATATCCAAGTGGGTTGAAGAGTCCAGACGGCTCGACCACGACGACTACTCGCTTGGACTGATCCTGCCGCACATAAAGAAAGGCGACTGGGTAGTCGATGGCGGGGCCTTCATCGGCGACCACACGATTGCCTACCTCAAAGCCGTGGGCCCCGAAGGCAAGGTCTACGCTTTCGAGCCCAATCCCGCCGCCTATTCCTGTCTTTACCACAACTGCCCGGACGCCGTGACCTTCAACGCCGGTCTGTCCGACCGGGAGTACTTTGCGGAATACAAATTTAATCCAAACGCCGGGGCAAGCCATGTCGGACGCGACGAGGGCAACACCCATCTCTTCACCCTTGATTCCCTGAACCTTCGACGCTGTGATTTCCTGAAGCTGGATATCGAAGGCTGCGAGCACGAGGCCCTACTCGGAGCCAGGGAAACCATTGCCCGGTGTCGCCCGGTCATGTGGATCGAAGTCAATGAAGCGGCGTTGGCTCGTCAGTCCAATACTCCCGCAGAACTCTTGCGCTTAATTGAGAGCCAATACGAGTACTCGATCACCCCGTACCCTGGAGAGCGCGGCCCGCAGTACGACATTCTATGCACCCCGTTACCGACATCGTAATCCGCTCCTATCGCGGCGACTTTGGCTGGCTTGCTTACGCCCTGCGTAGCCTCCACGCCAAGTCTTCCGGATTCGGACAAATACATGTCGTCGTGCCCCAGGGTGACAAACACCTGCTTGCCGACCTTACGGCCGAAAAACTTTACGGATGCCCTGCCTATTCCGACGACTACCTCGGTCAACAGATTACCAAGCTCCTGGCTGACACCTATTCGGGTGCCGACTACATCATGCACTGGGATTCGGACACCGTTCTTATGGCACCGTTGACCCCGTCCGATCTGATCGTGGACGGCAAGCCGATCATTTACTACGAGCCCTATGAATCGGTAGGGCGAGAGCCCTGGCAGCCGATCGTCACGGAAATTCTGGGCTGGTCCCCAGAACACGAGTTCATGCGACGGCATCCGTTCGTCTATCCGCGTTGGCTATACGCGGAAGTCAGGGCGTTCCTAGAAGAGAGGTACGGTCAGTCGCTGGAAAACTACATTGTCAGTCGGCCCTACCGCAGTTTCACCGAGTTCAATGTGCTGGGGGCCTATGCCTGGGCCAGACACCGGAACAAATTCACCTGGCGCAATCCTCACGGCGACCCTGTTTACGTGCGCCAGTTCCGGTCCTGGGATGGCCTGGACAGCCACCGCGAAGAGGTCGAGTCGCTGGTATGAATTTTAGCAGGAGCAGGATGGGACTTATTAGCGAAACCGATGCTCATGCGAGGGACGCAGCCGAGACCCTTCGTCTGCGTTCCGCCTCTTTATAAATGATCCACGAGTTCCGCAACCCTGTGCCGGTGAAGACCGAGATCGGTTACGGCTGGCTCATGTACGTACGGGACGGGGGCACCTTCGCCAACGACGTCTTCGCGGTCGTCATGGAAAAAGACGGCGGCATCCGGCACTTCCGCAGTGAGCAATTCACGGTCCTCCCAAACCCCACGTTTGATATCGAAGAAGGGTAAAACCCTACTTCTTCCAACAGTGTGCAGGAAATTCTTCCCGCATCTCCGGACTTACCCCCTGGTCCAATGTTTCCTTGGGCACCCACACTTGGGCCCGGTTCACGCAGCCACACACCTGACAGTTCTTCAGTTGCCCGTCATGCGGAGTTGCCCGCTCCTTGATCACGTCAAACATGTGCCCAGCAATGTTTGTGCAGCCGAAGCATCCAACCGCGTCCACGTTGTAGGGGCAAGCCGCGCAGATCGCCGCCCTCCGATCAGCCTCTTCTGGCTCAACCAAGGTAGGGTTGTTAAGCAACCAGTGCTTCACCACCTTCAGGAAGTTGACCACGTCCATGACCCCCAACTGTCGCTTCTCGACGCTCGGGGGTTCCTGCTCTACGCACACTGGGTCGCCCCAGCCCTGTTGTTTGCAGACGTCTTCTCCGATCTGTTCCTCGAAGTTCGGACCCAAAGTAATGCCGTTGGCTACCCGGTAGCCGCGCACCCTTTTAACCAGCTCATTCCAGCTTTTCGCTTTGATCGTCGTTCCGGTAGGCTCGTGGGTATAAACCCATCCGTTTTTCGGGACGACATCCCTACGTAGTAAACGCAACATAATATATGAAAACACTGTACTTAACTTGGGTCTTCGCTGCGGCTTTGGTCGGGGCTGCGACCATGTGCTCCCTATTCATCTTGCCCTTCGTTCTGATCCCGATTCTTCTTTCGCTTTTGAAGTAGGTGGTTCCGCAAAGTCTGTAGCCGTTCACGGCCGTTAGGGCGCGTTAGCACTTCTTGGTACGTCTGCTTGGTGGGGGCATAATCAACAAAGCGGTCGTTGACCACCTGCGCCACCATGTCCTGAGAAATGTTGGCGTTGCGCAAGGCCAACACAGCCTTTTGTTTGGGCATACCGAGCTGAAGTGCCGACTGGTAGTTTTTACGCAGTTCTTCGAACAAGTCTCGTTTGGCGCGGTTAGCGTTCTCGTAAGCCGCCGGAATATCCTCGACGCTTACAGTTCCTCGGCTCAACAGCGTGTCGCTGAGCAGTCGCGTCGCCTCGGCATTGCCCGACATAAATTTTCCGGCTGCTCGGCGCAGTGTAGTCTGTGAATCCAACTCGGAGATACGCTGACCAAACGCGGCGCTGTAGACTTCGTCGCCAAAGCTGTAAACCTTCCCGGAGGGAGAAATGTCTCCCCGAATGCCGCTGACCATGTTCGGAATCGTGGTAACCAAAGTTCCAGGACCAATGGCCTCTACCGCGTGCATCATTTTTCCGTAGAGCTGGTTGGCGGCAGTGTCCTGCTCGTTGACAATCGGACGCCCGTCGGCGGTGCGGTTGCGCATGATGTCAGCCATGGCTCCGACAAACAACTGCTCGGAGTAAACCGGGCGCAAGGTTTCCGTGGCCCAGGCGGTGAACGGATTGCTGCCGCCTTTGAATGCCCGGGATGCCGCGATCATGGGTTCCACAAACACTTGGTTCGGGTCCAAGTAACTCAGGTCCAAGTAACTCACTTTGCCCTGGTCCTTGGCTCTTAAGAAAATCAACTGCGCGTTTTTCTGCCAATCAGGCAAAGACGTGCGCACCGCCTCTTCGTCCTCGTCATCGTAGCCAAGCGCCGCTTTCATCGCCATGGCAAACGCCGGGAGAACTGACGTGGCAACCAAAAATCCCGCAAGTCTCGACGCACCATTTTTGATCATGGCGTTGTTGTTGGTGCGGTATCCCTCGGCTATCTCCTGTTTACCCAACGAGATGTTGTTGCCGGTCGTACGCAAGATTTCGCTCGTCCAAGTAATAAACGGAGCAAAAAGCGGGACTCTACGAATGCGCTGGGTCAGATCAGGGGAAAGACTATAAGTCGGCACCAGGTTGCGGACGTTCTGGGCCGCTGCTTCTTCAATCTGTGTTTTATTCCAAGTCGGGTGCGCCGCCTTCTGTTTGGCTTGCTCCATCTCCCAGGCATACATTTTCCAGATGTCGTCGACGCCCTGATAAATGTCCGCAAGTTTGCTCGCCCCCTTGTAGACGGCTTGGCCGGTGCGGACGCCAATCTTTTCCAGAGCCGAGTCAAATTCCGAACGCTTGAGAAGTTCATTGATCTTCTCGCCTTCGGTCGACTCCTCATAAAGTTTCTTGAGCAGGGTGCCCCGGACGTTGTCGCCGATGACGCCCAGCTCCAAAGCGCGCTCCCGAAGCGCTTGATACGCGGTGTTGCCTCCCAGACCGGCATTAAGTCGGGCCACTCGGAATCCGTCGGCCAAAGCCTTGCCCATGGAGAGCGGGTCGCTGAGATTGTAAAGCCCGCGCCCGAGAACGATCAGCGGGTTACCCAGGAAATTGCGCACAAAAGAGCGAGGCACGTAGCCAATCGTCTTCATAGCCATGGCCGTGGCCGTCATAAAGCTCATGAACCGCGCCCATCCTGCTGTGTTTTGGGGCTGCGTCATTTGCACCAGCGCGTCGCGCAGCTCGACCGGGCCGTAAGCTCCGTAAAGCGGGGAAATTGAGTCGGGGCTGGCCGTGCCCTTGGGAATCAGCGAAACGTATTCGGGGTTCGGATTAGGGTCTTTTGAGACCCCCGCCTTCCAGATGTAGCCCTCGGCGATGCCATTGTTGAGCAGCTCGGTAGCCACATCGTGGTGGGCCATGAATGCGGCCATCTTGCCGGTAGTCTGCGTAAAGTTGGTCTCGGCGTTCTTGATCTCGCCCCAAAACTCGCGAAGCTCTTTGGGAACCTGGCCACGCACCTTGATGATGTCCAAATCCCTGCGCCCCGGAATCCTGCGGCCCTGAGTAAAGAAGCGGTATGCGTCTTGATCGGCAACGGTCAGGTAACGAAGCACCAAGTCCGAAGCTTTGCGGGACACGGTGTCGGTGTCGGCCTTGGCCAAAGCGATCGCTTGCTGGCGCGACAGCGTCTGATTGTTCTGCTTGGCTTTGCGACGGATCTCGGTGGCGTATTCTGCGATGGCCCGCTCCACGGCGAAGCGTTCAAAGGCCGCGCGGACCCGGACATGCTCCCTCGTGGTTTTCGGCAGTTCGTTGATCGCCTTCTGCCGCTCGGCCGGATCTTGAATGTCTCGGATAGCATCGGCGATCTCCCCAGCACGGACCATGTTGTCCTTCCACTGCGGGCTTTCAAAGATCGCGTAGGAACGATGAAGGTACAGTTCCAAGTTTTCCTCGAAGACCGGGATCAAGTCCTCGGACATATAGCCCTCAGTCATCATAGTGACACTTAACTCGTCAATCTTTGCACCCATGGCATCTACAGCCTTGGCCACTGGAGCTGGGAGTTGGGCGAGCGCGTCGCGGCGGTCGATCCGAGCCTGGTCGCGATTGTCGCGCATATACTGGAGGCGCTGCACCTCGCGCGCATCTTTGTCCCGAATCTTTTTGAGGTCGGTGATCTGCTGATCCGTGAGTCTATTGTCCGTGGAGCCCAAAGCCTGGTTAATCAGGTCAAGCGGCACCGGGTTCTTGCCGTAAGCTTTTTTGACGGCCCGGCGAAACTCGTTGACCAGGAACTCCGCATTGGCCGTGGCCTTGGCAATCTTCTGCGAAGCCTTGAGCATGATGTCCCGCTCTTTGGTCGTGAAAGCACCAGAAGACAATAGCCCGCCCGGCTTGCGCTGGACCTGTCCGACACGTTTACCACGGATGCGAATGCCGGGACGTGCGGCAACAATGCCTCCGGTCGGCGGTTCGTAGATCGTTTCAGTGCGTCGTCCATTATCAGCTACGAGACTCTTTTCTTCCAAAATAGCTGAAGTGAATAGCGCTTTTTCTTGGGCTTTATTAGCCACGCCGTTGAATACAATGCGGTCGCCGTCTTGCTGCACCACGCGCAGCCAGCCCATGCGCTTCATATAGTCGGTGACTACTTCGTAGCCTCGATCGAAAGCGTCGGGACTATTCAAAGCATCCTGCAAAAGCGCGTAGGCATTGGGATCGTTCATGGAGAGGAACTCCAGCGCGGCGGCTTCGTGTCCACCGAACTGACCCATCTCGGCCTCCCAACCCTGCACTTGGTCGCCAGCGGAAATTGTTTCAGCCGCTACCCAGCTACCATCGGGACGCAGCCAGCCGTTGCCCGGCGGAAGTGTTGCGTCAATGTCATCGATGTCGAGCGTCGGTTGCCCACGACGGCGCGCGAATGCCAGGTCTTCCCGGGATACAGACGCAGGGTTTTCTGTAAATTGGCGCTCGATCTGAAGCACCCGCATTTGAGACTCCAGCGCGTTGATGGTGTGCGCCAACACAGGGTCACGAGCCACCTCAAGTCGCGCTTTAAGTCGGTTGACCAAAGAGCGGAGAAACTGCATCACCTGTTCAAAAAGATTCTGCGGCAAATTCTCGGGAGCCAGATCCTCAGTCGTCTGGCCATTACGCATCCGCTGCACCAGCATGCGCAGGTATTCGGAGCCAACAGACAGGTCGTCGAGGCTGTCGAGGATCTCCTGTCGCTGGGCGGGGTCGGTAAATTGGTCGGCGGTGCCGACATAGCTGTCGATAACCCGCTGGCGCACGTTGTCCGGAAGTCGCTGGGCGATCGCCATGATGATCTCTTGCGGGATCGTCTGGCGCTCGACCATGTGGACGTACTCTTCGAAGAGCACGGCTTTGAGGAAAGGCTGCGCCTCTGCTGCAGAAAGCCCGTTCAACTCTTGCTCTAAGAGCAGCGGGTTCAGGAAAATCTGATTGCGGAACCGGGGGTTGTACCAAGCTGATGCGGTGTGGTCGGTGCTGTAGGTAATCTTGGCTCCTGGAAACTCGGCGCGTAGACGGTCGACGGCCGAGCGGTAACCTGAAGCCGCTCCCTCGGGTGCTTCTAAAATGGCACGGATCTCAGGCAAGGATTCAGCCAGGGCCGAATCCGGCAACGTCGTGTTGCCTTGTTCAAAAAACGGACGGAACTTCCCTGCATAATACTCAGCCAGTCGAGTAAACTGGGTCGGCGTAAAGCTCGAAACATTGCGGACCCCGAGCGCCCGGGCCACCAATTTCATCCACGACGTCTGCTCGGAAATGTAAGGCGTCTTCTGCTTCGGGCTCGAAGAGACGATCTGGTTGGTGTTGCCGGTGTCGACGTTGCGGAAGTCCTCTGCCGTGAAAGTCCAGTAATCGACGTCGTTGGCTTCGAGGTCATCGATGACGTTCTGCGGGGCCAGATCCAAAAGCTCTTGGGCCTCGGCTTTAAGCTTGGCTACCGCTTTCTTAGAGATCCCTTGGGTCAGGCGCGGGCTGTTGACGATGTTATATGCCTGATCGTAGTTCATCCCGGTCGACGCGCCCCCGATCGACCCCTCTAAATCAGCCGGTTCATCGGCTGCCACGCCCTCATCGATGGCGTCGGCTTCTTTGATGGCCGCTTCACGCGCGTCACCAATCTGCGCTTCATCGCTGTCGGCCAAACGATCTTGGGCCGCGACAGTTTCCCCGCGCGTCAAAGTTCCTGTCTCCGTGATCGGTGCGTCCAGCGAGACTTGTTTCGGAAGGTTCTTGATGCGGTCGAATGCTTTTTCATTCGCGAACATCCAGACCTGACGTGCGCTGTAGTTATTGCGATCGGCGGCAGGACGAATTTTGTCCTTAGTCCTTTCGTTGACCCAAATGGACAAAGCCTTGGAAGCCAGCTCGGCGCTGGAAAAACGCTCGCCGATCTGCGGCGAAACCGGGGCCATGCTCGTCAGTTGCGCTTCGATCTCCTTGTAAAGATCCAGGTCGCCCTTGTTGAACTTGCGCGATTGCGCCGCCATTTTCTTGGTCTCTGTGTCGCTGACCAAAGATCTTTCCACGGTGGTCCCGGGGCGCTGGGCTTTCACGCCGCGCTCCAGTTGTCCTGGAAGCTGTACAGTTACCCCGCGAGAAACAGCGGAAGTAACCCGGCCTGTCTCCGGTTCAAACTCGATTCCCTGAACCACTGAACCCCTGAACCCCTGAGGTATTGTCGGGATAAGCCCTTGGTCCAGTTGACGTGCGGTCACGTCGGGGTTGTTGACAAAGACAGGTTCAGTCCCGGTCTCCGTAATGCGAATTGGCACGTTGTCGATGCCGTCGAAATCCTTGGTGAATTCCAGATTTTCGTCATACGCGATGCCGTAGTCGGCGGCTACTTGACGCGCGGCTTCACGACGCACAGCCTGACGTTGCTCGACCGGCAGCGGCTGCACCGATCCTTGCTCCCCGAAACGTGCGTTGATTGTAACGCTGCTCGGAACGGCCCCCTGTTTGCGCGACTCCGCGATTAGCTCGGAAGCATTCTGCGGCAAACTGGCTACTAAAGGATTAGCAGCGGGCGCTGGTGCCAGATTGGTGTCAGCAGCAGGTGCGGGCTCGGCCTCCAGACGCTGGCGCACCCGATCGCGGATCTCGGCGATCGCCTTGTTGACGTTGGTCTTCGGGTACCAGCCTTTACCCTGAATGTCCTTTTTGATGTCCAGAGCCTTGCGCCCCGTGATCTTGGTCCCGGCGTTCCGGGCTTCTTGGACCAGGGAATCTTCGTAGGCCTGAGCGTCGGGACTCGGAGCTGGCGCGATCAGGGGTTGCGGTGCTGGAGCAGGGGGTTGCTGGTTTCCAGGAAGTGCGGCGGTCGGTTGGGCAGGAGCGGCCTCTGGCGCAGATGGGGCGGGTGCTGCGGATTGTTGGGGCGCTGCAGCCGGTTGCCCTGTTGCTGGTCCTTGAGGCAAGGTGTTTGTCACCCCTGGCGCAGAAGAAGCGGGTGCGGGGGTTATAGGAGCCGGTGTGTCTTCAATCACAGGTGCCGGTGCAATAGTGGGAGCTACAGCAGCGGGCTCAGGAGCAGGCTGTTGCTGTTGTTGAACACCCGCAAACACATCAGCCGTTTCGTCAACCTCCGGTTCGACATTGAGATTGTTTGTAAAGTCTTGATTGCCCATGCGCTGCGGAGGCAGGACCGCATCGGTCCCGGTCGGCAACACGTTGACCGGAGCTTCGGTCGGTCGTGCTGGTGCGGGTCTCTGTTGCACATCGGCGAACACATCAGCGGTCTCGTCGACCCCGGGCGCAGTCGCTGCGTCGTCGGTCAAGGTCTGCACTCCCATGCGTTGGGGCGGGAGCGCTACGGTGTCTGGGGTGACGGCACTATCGGTAGTTGCGGTTTCCGCTGGCGCAATAGCGACCGGTGCTTCCGTTACTGCAGCAGCAGGTTCCTCCGTGGCACCTTCTTGATCCTCTATATCCTCGACCTGCTCCTCGATCTTCTTGTCATCGGGTTGCTGCGAGAGCAACTCGTCATCCGGACCAAAATCCTTGTCTAACTGCGCCTTAATCTCCGTGACTTTGGCAGCGGTTTTTTCGGGAGTTTCCCACCAGCCCTGTGTCACGGCTTCAGCGGTCAACGGTGAGTTATTCTCTCGCAGTTTTTCTACAGTCTGCCCCACCGCGCTGAAGCCACCGCCAAGCAAAGTGCCCAGACCCACAGCGTATTTGATTTCTTTTAAGCTGTCGGCCACCGCTTTGTCCGGATTTCGGATAAAGCGCTCGTTCAGATCCTGTAGTGATTGGTCCGCGCCTTCTTCAATACCTTCGGACGCGGCTTCGGTAATGACCTCGCGCAGTCGGCCTTTCAACCCCTGAGCCCCTGAATTCTTGAGCACGGATTCCACACCTGTCTTACCCCCGAGCATGGTGATCAGGTAAGTCGAGGCTCCGGCGTTCAGGGCTTCAGGGGTAGCCTTGGCCTCAGCCTCCTCACGCGAAAAGCCCAAGTCGGTGTATTCCTTAATGGCGTCATTCCAGGTTCCGGAAAAAGAGCGTCCGGAGCCCAGGGTCGAAGCTATGCGAAGCTGGCGTCCGGATGGCCCTAAAAAGTTGTCGACTAGATTACCGACAACGCCTTGCATAACTGTCGGAGTTTGGCGGGCTATCGTTCCGGGAACTGAAGCTCCTCCTGTCGCAATAGCTGCGCCCACGTCCACTATAGCGTCCGCTCCCGCTGTCGTAAGCTGTTCGGCAAAGTCGCCGAGTTCGCCTCCGCCGAGCGCCTGTCCTTTTTGTTGCAGAGAGTCTATGTCCGCTTGGTTGGCTTGCGATACGCTGCGAAGTTGGTTTGTTAACCACGACTCGACTTTTAGGTCTGTGCCAAAAGCTTTGTTGAGCCCTTGCGCCACCAATCCGGGAGTGTAGTCGATAGCTTTCGATACGCCCAGCAACGCGTCGGCAGCAACTTGATTGAGGCGATAAGGTGTTCCAGCCAAGGCATACCCGGCCCGCCCCGTCGCATCCTTGACATCTTCAAAACCGCCGACTTTGTTCTCCTCAAATACCGCTTGGGAGATTTGCGGCAGCTTGGTTTTGACTAGGCGGGTGAACCCCTGCTTGGTCTTTTCGTTGTCCCACCAGCCGTTCTCGGAGCCGTAAGATTTGGCGTCGGATAGCCATTTGTTGAAAACCCCCAACTGCTGCGTAGGGGTCATCTTTGTGTAGCGCTCGTCGGACTCCAGGTCCTTCCAGCGTGGCGGCATCAAAGAAGAAGCCATAGCTCAGGGTTCGAAATAGCTGTCGTTGGGGATCGTGGTCGGAACAGACGGAGTGGGTGCGTTCCTGTTTCTCCGCTTGCGGGGATCTAACAAAGTCTCCAACTCGGAAATCTCCGTGAGTAAGTTAGCTTTATCTTCGTCGAGGACTTGGGGGTCAGCAGCGCGTTGATTGAGCATGCGCCATTTGTCCAAAGCAAATTGGCGTTCTTCGGGGGCCAATCGCTCGGCCTCCAACTGCGCCCGCACAACGCCCATGCTCGCGCGGTCGGGAGTCCCATCCGGCAACCGGGGGATGTCAACACCGCTGGCTGCGAGCGTGGCTTCGTTGGTGTCGCTGATGCTTTTATCCACAGCACCTGCGAGGGCTGTTTTGGGGTCGGCGGCTTCGGGTCCGCTCATTCTGCGGTTGAAGTCACTCAAAGCCCCAAGCTTGGCTGCGTCTATCGCTGCAGTGGCGGTTGTATCGAGCAAAGATTTCCGCTCTTCATAAGCAGCGTTAAATTCATCGCTTCTGCGCACGGCCGGAAAACGGCGGTAGATATCCGTGATGCTTTTAGGATCATTGGCATTCTGTAAAGCGTCATAGGCATCTGTTAGTTGCGCTGCAGTCTCTATTTGCTGGCGCTGCTTGTAGTTCTCCTCGGCCAAACGGCTGGCATTGAGAAGTTGCTGTCCTAAAACTGTTGCCTCCTGCGAGCGCGCGTTGAGTTCAAATTCCTTAGCCGATACCGCCCGGCGCACGTTATCTTTAGAAATTCCATAACGTGCCCGGATAGGGTCGTAGCCAGACTTCTCAAAAGCCCAATCTTTAAGCATACTCATTTTATCGAATGTTGATGTTTGAAAAATAACCGGGCAGTAAGTCCGAAATTGTGCCGCCCGAAGTTCCGGTGAACGCGGAAATCAGAGGCTCTTGTTCTGAAGTGCTGGCCCGGGCTGCGCGGTCGATCCTTCCACGAGACTCTTCCTCTTCCTTCAGTTGGTCCAAAGCCCACTGGAGTTGTTCTTCCCCAGAAACACTATTTAAATAAGACATGTTGTAGTTGGCGTTTTCCACGGCCTGCCAGAATTCTCCGTTTCGCTCCCGACCATCCAAAATGGACTCCGCCGCCGACCGACTCAAATTAGCCGCTTGTTGACGGAATGTTTTCAGGTAGCCCTTGGCCTGCGCCACTTGGCGTTTTTCTATTTCATTGTCAGCCACAAACTTGGCAAATCTCCGCGCTCCCGCTTCTTCATTTTCTTTCCTGCGTTCGGCGACACGCTTTTCGCGTTCCGGCGCGGTGGCGTTAAATTTCTCCATGTCCGGACGGGACTTGTCGGCTTTGGCACGACGATCGGCTTCGGCACGAAGATCCATGAGATCCACCTCGCGAACTGCGGCGTTCGCAGGGCGAGACGTTGTCACAGTCGGGCCGTTGGGGTCAGAAGAAACCGTCTCTGTCCGAGTCGCGTTTGTCCGGACGGCCGCTCCGCCTGCTAAAGCGGCTGCGTCACCTTCAGTTGTCCCTGGCCCCTTAGGTAACCCGCGCGCAACCCGGTCACGGTCGCGAGCGTTTTTGGTAGCTTGCTCGATCGCAGAAATATTACCTGACGCCCTTGCCGCAGCTACCTCTGGGTCAGCCGACCAGTCTTTGACAATGGCTATACGCTTAGAAGTTGGGTTCCTTTCCCAATAATCCTCGGCGCTTAGACCCTGGCGCTGCACGGCTTTCTCGGCTTCTTCCGCTTGTTTATCCCGCCGTTTAGGGACAGATACGCTGTTATTCCCCGCACGCCGCCCCGAGTACTCATCGGCATCGCGCAGGAATTCCTCGGCGTTGCCGATAAGCCGGTCGCGCTGACGTCCATACATCTCCCGGGCCACGGGCGGCAAATCCGAACTAGGCTCTGCTTGCAAAGCCTCGTCGACCGCCTGCATGGCACGGCCGCGATCAGCGGACGCGGCCGAAAAGCCACGCGCGGCCGTGGCCGCATTGGCCCGGGACATGGCGCGAAGCGTCGGATCTTCGCCCCGGTTCCAGCGGCTGATGGCCAGGGTCTCGCCGACTCCGGTTCTTTCCAGATCCTCGGCGATGTCCTGAGCTTGAGCAGACCGGCGCAAGCCCCGGCGATATTGATCGCGGATCTTTGCGTCGGAAGATGTTGTCGTGCGGGCCATCGTGTTACTTGAGGCCGCTTACGGTGAAGTTACCGCCGGTATTACCCGGAGTGCCGCCACCCGAAAATTTACCGAACATGTCTCGGGCGCGTTTCCATGACTCGCGTTGCCAGGAGCGTTGCTCATCTTCCCACGCGTTGTCGCGTTCTCGTTGCTGCATGTTCGAACTGAACTGCTGCTGTTCGCGTCCCTCGCGGTCCTGCTCCATTTGACGCTGCTCCATTTCCCAAGCGCGGTCCATCGCAGCGTTCTGACGCTGCTTAAACAAAGCATTGTCGATTTGCATGGCGTTAGCTGCACCAAAACCAGTCATACCGGTTCCGGTGAGGTCATTACCGCGCATCTGCATCGCGCCCTGCATCGCACGATTCCATTTTGGATCTAAACGAGTCTCGCCCGTCCATTTGTCCACTGAAGTTGGTATTACCGAACGGCCGCCAGCGTTAACATTGAATCTGCCGCCGCTGTTTGTGTAGTTGCGTATAGCGCTGGTGGTGACAAAGTCCCTATACCCCTGTTGAACTTGCGGGCTCGCTGAGTTGCCACCCGCCATTAGTCTACCTTTACTGCCTAGCCATGTGCTCATATAATTAGTATTGCGTCTTAACCCGCCCAAGCCCGAAACCATGCGGACTGAAGCGTAGTGTGTTGAATTGACTGCCGCGCGCTTCCTTCAACTCTGAATTCAGGAGCGACAGTGCCCGTTGAAAATACTCGGTGGCACGTTCGAGATCGTTCGTGTCCTCGTATTTCAAAGAGATAAGACCCAGTTTTAGGGCCCCCATGTTGTCGGGGATGATGTCGTCGTTCTCCGACAAGACCGGCACGAAACGGCGTTTGCACAAAGCGCGCACCGATGGCACCTCGCTGTTGTTGGCCTGCACCACTTTGTAGCGGCGGTATCCTATGTTGGTCTCGCCCGGCTCGTACTCGCCGATCTGGGTTTCCTGACCCTGTGAATTCACGGCCCAGAGGGTCAGGTAGCCGTTGGTCAGGGGTTTCAAGACCCCGGTGATCGAGGAGAAATACTGGGTGGTTGTGTTGGTCTCCGAGGTCAGATTGAGCAAAAGCCCCTCTGAACCATCGGCACCGTATACGGGATTTCCGTCGGCATCGTTGCCCTTGAGCACCACATAATTGCCCGTATCCCGGTCGGATGTGCCAGGGACCTTCACGCGCAGACGGAAAGAATCATAGGGCGGATCGCGGAAAACAGGGTGGTTGTCACCCGCGTCTAAAACAAGATCCGGCCCGCTGTATGCCGAGCTGGAAATTTCGCCCGGCCCACCCGGGACGAACGAATACCAACGGCTGAAAGGGGTGCGCGGCACCTTGGCCACGGTGACTCCGAGGATAGCTTCGCAGCGGCGGGGGAGGGTCACGTAGCCTTGTGTCGCGTCCAGATCCACTTCAACCAGCATGCCCTTCCACCGCCCGCTGACAAAAAAGCGTTCGCAGGCCTCGTTGACCCTTGCAGGCACCGAAGCATCATCAGGCCCGTTGGGGCTGATGTGCTGATGAAGGAGTTGTCGTGCCTGCGCCAAAGTCATGTAAGAGAAGAATATAAAGTCGCGTTGTATAGTGTCAAGCTACGGCGGCCCATTTGTTTACAGGACAACTCGCCGTAGCCATACGAAGCTTAGCCTGAGTAGAGCAACCGCATTTCATGCAACGTCCGGTCCCCTTGAAGCCGTTGGGATTCCAAAATTCACAGCCTCTGCAGACCCCGAGACGGGCTTCCAGAGTCTGAGGGTCGACGACTTTCATTCCTTTTTTGGCCCATTCGGTCAGGGAGTTAATTAATGTTTTCGCCTGCGTAGTAAGACTCGGTAGTTCCGAGACGGGGACAGCCTTGTCCGATCCCGGCAGTTGTACATTCACCCTGACCGGCGCACCGTTCCAGGTGTTGATAGCCGCCCCGGTACGGCGACGGACATGCCCGGCAAGTTCTCGAACCGTGTATTCCGATACGTCGAAGTAAGGCTTACCTTCGACCAGTCCAGGGCCGTCGGACAACTCCATTACATAGTCGACTTCCGAGTGCTCCAGACGCGTGAGTCCTTTGACGAAAGGGCCGGGAGGCAAAGATCGGCTTCGGAAAAATACAACTGTGCCGACAAACGAATTGAGAACTCCGCTGAGTTTTTCAACGTTGTGTGAGGTAACAAGAACTACGGGTTTAGTGGTTACTAGCATATTAAGAGTTCGGGCCGAGACACTCTTCTGGAGGGCATTCTTCTAACGTAATCGTGATTTCAAAATCCGGGTCGTTCAGACCACAGTCTTCGAATTTGTAGGTCACTGAATTGGTACCGGCTCCGCCAAATGAACAGTCCTGTAAAGTGCTTGTTCCTACTTTCCCTTCACAGAAATCGCGTTCCGGGCAAACCACGCTCAAACTCACCGAGGCGCCCATTTCAGCAGCTTCCCTCATTGACCCAAAGCGGCACGCGTTGTCCCAATTGGCGTTCATGAATGTTTTGCAAGTAGGATTACCGACCACTCCTCCCGAAACGTTGACTACAGCAAAGCAACCCTCTTCGCCTTCGTCGCATTTGTGGCACGTTTGAGAGACACACCCGGTAATACCGCACCCGGCGTCTTGACTGTACACGTCTTGTTCTACACTATTATCGCAGTCCTTTGGGGGGCTCGGCTGCCATCCCGGTCCTAAAAAACTGCAGTCGCATTCGCACGTGGAGTCGCAACCAGTCACCTCTTGAATCGTTTCTTCGTAGCAGTTTTCGCAGCCGGGGGTTGTCGAGCCGCGCCGCACGGTTTGCGTGAAAGGTTCCCAACAGCAAAACGCTGTGCATTCCGGCTCGAACGTCGGCGCGCCGTCATACACACACTCCGAGCAATCCCCGTCGTTTTCGAGGCACCGGTAACAAGTGACCGTTAGACAGCCGCCCGCCGGAAGACCCACGTTGTTGGATGATACCACTCTTGTTTCCACAGTTTTGCAGTCAGTTGGACGAGTGCTGGTCCACTCATCTCCGATCCAACTGCACTCGCACGGACACTCTTTGCATCCCTGCACTTCCTGTTCTGTTTGCTGCTCGCAGCTTTCACAGTTTGGGGTGTTGGAAGCCCGCGTCACCGTCTGTGTGAACATGTTCGGTGTAGGGTAACCGCCATCGTCGCCCTCTGTTTTATACTCACAAATGTCGTAGCACTCCGGCTCGAACGTCGGCTCTCCGTCAAAACTGCAGCATTCGTCAGCGTTTCCGCAGGCGTTGCAGCAGCAAGGGCATTCTATAGTGCTAGAAGACATGGTTAAACACCGTCCATAATCAGCGTCACATTGCTCCCATCACACTCAATAGTTGCGCCGTTAATGGCAGCTTTGATGGCTTCAATGTCTGCCAATATCTCATTCAAAGTTTCTTCGTCGCACACCCCGTCGTCGCCATTAGTGCCGTTGATGCCGTCAACACCAGGTTCACCCTGCGGCCCTTGTGGCCCGCGCGGTCCGGTTTGCCCTCCGCCGCCGCCGAAACCGCCCCCGACGCCGCCCAACTGAGCGCTCGCCGATCCGGGAGATACCGAGCCGCTCGCAGTATAGCGCGGGTCCCCGCGACGAAACGCTCTGAGATTAAAGGGGCCTAATGGTCCGAAAGGTGGGATCTCTTCGTAGTTTGAACTATTGTCCATGGGTGTCAATTCACGTAAGCTTGGCCGATGTGCGCCACCAAAGCCGTGACTCGCACCAAGCCGTACCGCCATGACTCAGTGTCGATAGAAATGATATAGCTTCCGGCCGGAAAACTGGTGTGCGGGGCGGTTGCTGGTATGCTTGACGGGCTAAATCTGCCCGTAAAAGAAGGGGCAGTCGCGGTCAATGTTCCACCGCCTGCGTTGAATGGTGTAAGATTCACAGTTTCGGTTGTTATGTTGATCTGCCCGTGAAGCGTGGGGGGTATAGTGGTGATGCTCGACTGTAAAGTGTTGGAGAATGACTCGCCCGAGCCGGTGCTGTTGTTGCCCGAACTGATATCAAACGACGCGGACGAATTGACGCGTCGTGTTACACTTCCGCCGACAGCGGTGATTGTGACTGGTTCAGGAAACAAAGACGGAAACTCTGCTGCATTGACTTTGGCTTTGACTGCGTCAAATCCCGCGTCGGTTTTATCTAAAAAGAAAATGTGCCGAGTGGCCGGAACAGGCCCCGTATAGCCATTTTTAATTCTCCACCGCATGTCGATTGTGTTGGAGCCCGTGCCGGAAGCCTCGATAGACCAGCTTGACCCGGTTGAGGTGGCTGATCCTGTAGAACTGCCAAAAACACTGATGGCGGTTACCTCTATGAGACGATCGGGCAACTCGACATTCACATAAGCTGCAAGCTGGTAATGCTGGGCCAAGACCGCCGCCCGATAAGAATTGACGTTCAGCTCGCGGACTGTCGAATGGAGTACCGTGTCTGGTTGAACTGTAAGCCGATTGGTGCCGAGATTGGCGTTGGCCGGAGCGACCACTCTGGTGGTGAAGGGGATGATGATGTCGAGCTGCTCGTCATAAACCTGACCAGACAATGTCGAGGTGTCAGCCAGCGCAACGTGACGCGAAACAAACTTGCCGTCGCCAAGTTCTTCTTTTGTAAATGAAACTGTTCCGAACCCGGGAACGATCGAAGTGTAGGCCGAGTCACCGTAGCGCTCGACAACGCTCGCCGTACCTCCACCCAGCTCCCCGGTGAACTGGGTTCCGCCTGACAACGTGGCAAATCCAGCGGGATCTCGGGTCGCGACGCGGGTGCGCTTTGTAAACTCGGTCTGCTGGGCTTCGCTCTTGGATACTTCTCCTCCCGACAACGTCAACTCGGAGCTTACAGTTCCCGCAGTTGTCGACTCCGTGATAAAAGTGGGGAGAGCCGCCCTGAATTTTTCCGGGGTGACGTCCGGTGCCGACAACTCCAAGCTCTTGTTTTCAAAGACGCTGGGCACCTCGACTTCCGTCTTGACCGTGCGGCCGTCGCCCAACTCCTCGACCTCGCCGCTGACGATCGTGGCACTGGGCTGAATCGTCTGGGGTTGATCCAACAGCGTAAGCCTTCGTGTCGCAAGCTGCCCATTATTGGTGATGACCTGCTCTTCCAGAACCGGGGATTCGGAGATATCGCGGGTGCGCGTGCGGGTACGCTTGGTGAATTTGTTTACCTGCTGCTCTGATTTCTCGAACTCGTTCGGGCTGAGCGATCCTGGCATAGCCGCCGTTCCGGCACCGGTTGATTCAGTGATCTGCTCGGCCACCGAGGCCTTGAACTTGGTCGGGGTAAGATCTTCTTTAAGTCGTGTAAATGCCGCACTGGTGAACACCTCGGCCTTGGTGTCCTCGGTTTTTATAGTCAAACCGTCTCCGATGTTCTCGACCGATCCGCTGACGGTGGCGCTGGGGGCCAAAGACTGCGAGCCCGAAGCAAGCGTTTTGACCCGGGTTACCACAACTCCGTCGTTGTCGATCAAAGTGTCGCTCGGGGTCAGGGTAACCGGAAGGCTGGAAACAGGGCGGGTAGTGACCGAGGTACGGACTTTGTGCTCCGTGATGCGCTGCCGGGCCCGGGCCAGCTCGCCAGCGGAAAGCGTCGGCATGCTGATCGAGGTGCCGGTCTCAACAACTTCGGATGTCTGCGTCGGCACCGCTCCGCGAAACTCCTGCGGAACAAGGTCAGGTTTTTCCACGGCCAGACGCCGCTCGTCAAAAATGGACGCGACCGAGACTTCCGTCTTGACCGTGCGGCCGTCGCCCAGCTCTTCGATACTACCTTCGAGCAGTGTTGCACTCGGAGATACAGTTTGCGGCTGGTCGGAAAGTATCAGCGTGCGTGAGGCAAGCTGACCGGTGGGGGTCACCACGGACTCTGTCAGGACTTTGTTCTCGCCAAGCTGCCGAACACGGGTGCGGGTTCGTTTGAGAAATTTGTTTACTTGCTGCTCTGATTTCTCGAACTCATCGGGTGTCAGGCTCGTGGGCATGACCGCCGTTCCGGGAACTGTCTGCTCGACAACTTCTTCGGCGATAGAGGCCCTGAATTTTTGCGGAGTTAGATCTTCTTTGGCTTTGACGAAAGAGGCGCTGCCGAACACTTCGGCTTTAGTAAGTAAAGTTCTTACGGTCTTTCCGTCGCCAATGTCCTCGACGGTGCCGCTTATGGTGGCGCTGGGAGTAATCGGCTGGGCACCTTGAGCCAACGTCCGCACTACGGAAACTTTAACGCCGTCATTATCCACCTGCTCCCCTAGATCAAGAACTCCGGAAGTGGTCGCGTTGCGCGTGACCGTGCGGGTGCGCTTAGTAAACTTAGTTACCTGCTGCTCTGTTTTGGAGATCTCGTTGCCGCTCAGTGTGATTGGTTCGGCCACGCCCGGTTCAGTCACCTCGGTAACGCTATCCGGTACAGTGGCGCGAAACTCAGCCGGGACCGTCTCCGGCTTTTCCTGTGCAAAGGATTGGCTGCCGAAAACTTCCTCTTTAGTCAGAAGAGTTTGGACGGTCTTTCCGTCGCCCAGATCTTCGACAGTGCCGCTGACAGTCGCCGATGGACTAATCGGCTGCGCCCCTTCGGACAGCGTGCGGACGACGGAGATTTTGACTCCGTCTTGGTCGACCTGTTCCCCGAATTCAAGAGCACCTGAAGTCGTGAAATCACGAGTGACCGTGCGGGTGCGCTTAGTGAACTTAGTTACCTGCTGCTCGGTCTTGGCTCTTTCATTTCCGATCAACGTGACCGGTTCAGCTTCACCCGGCTCGGTAACCTCGGTGACTGTTTCCGGAACCGTAGCGCGGAACTCGACAGGAATATTTTCCGGTCTCTCTTTGGAGAAAGTTTGCGAGCCGAACACCTCGGATTTGGTGTCTACTGTGCGGACTGTCAGGCCGTCGCCGATACTCTCAACACTCCCGCTGACGGTCGCACTGGGTGTAAACGTCTGCTCTCCGGAAGCCAGAGTCTTGACGCGGGCAACAGAAACTCCGTCGTTGTCCACCAAAGTGTCTGAAGGAGTAAGCGTTACGGGCAGCGCGGTGGACGGTCTGGTTGTTACCGAAGTGCGGACTTTGTTGGCCGTGATTCTTTGCTCGGTGCGGGCAAGTTCACCGGGCTCGAGCGTAGGCATGGTCGCCGTGGTTCCGGTTTGCACCACCTCGGTGGTTTCGGTAGGGATCGCGCCGCGAAACTCTTGCGGAACAAGATCTGGCTTTTCTTTCGCCACGCGGCGCTCATCAAAGACTGACGGAACGGTGACCACGGTTCGCACAGTGCGTCCATCGCCGAGTTGTTCAATTTCGCCCTGGAGCAATGTAGCGCTGGGCGTCACGGTCTGCGGCTGGTTTGAAAGGGTCAGCGTGCGCGTGGCCAACTGTCCTTCGGGCGTAAGGACAAACTCGTTGAGCGTGGAAGTGGTGCCAATGGCCCTCTCCTGCGTACGCACCCGCTTGCGGTCCAGGGTCAACTGCTCTTCGGTTCTGGAAATCTCATCGCCCGAAAGCGAAGCAGGCATAGCTGCGGTGCCTGGAATGGTGCGCTCCTCGACAGTCTCGGTCACCGTGGCGCGGAACTTCGGCGGCGTAAGATCCTCCTTGGCGCGGGTGAAAGAGGGTTGGTCGAATACCTCATCGACTTCGGTCGTGACTTTGATCGAGCGTCCGTCGCCCAGATCAGTCACTTCGCTAGACTCGACAAGGGGGCCGGTGTCAGCGGTCTGGATGCTGTCATCCAAGGTGCTGGTAACTGTGGCGAGCTGCCCGCTGCGTGTTGCCGTAGTCTCGGTAATGACTCGCGGGTATGTCGGAGAAGTCCGAGACCGGCGGGAAACTTGTTTAACAAAGAGGGATTGTTGGGTTTGGCTGGCAGAAATATCTCCTTGCAACAAAGTCGGCTGCTCTGCTGTTCCGGGTACTAGCTCGCTGGTTTCGACATCAGGTACAGCAGCGCGGAACTTCTGCGGCAGCATGTCGGGCCGCTCGGCGCTGAACTGCTTGCGGGTGAAAATCGAAGGGACTTTACGGACCTGCTCGGTGACAACTCCGGCGTCCTCGGCCTGAGCCGACGGACTTGAAGTAGCCGAAGCGGCGGGTAAGGAATAGCCAGCCGAAGACTTGCGCTGGGTGGTGACGGTGACCTTTTGACCGGCCTCATTGGTCTCAAAGCTTGTCAGGACAGGACCAGGCAAAGTTTCAAATACCCGACTGACCTTAACGTAAAGACTGTTAAGTTCGCCCTCGACGGGCTGCATCTCTTCCTCAACCAAAAAAGCGTCGGGAAAAACAGAGTCAGGCGAGCCGTCGGCGAGGGGAGTGTAGCTTGCGCGCGGTTCCACATACGTCCGGATGTATACAGGGTGGCCTGGGCTGCCAGAGCTGTACTTGATGGCGTAGTTGTATGCGTCCTGGTCGGAGCGATCGGTGGCGTAGATACGGCGGACAAACTGATCCGAACCATCCAATGGTTCCTGGTAGACTAGCTTAGCTCCTTGGAACCGAGTCTGGTCCGGATGCGGCGTGCCATAGTCGAGCGGTTTGTATCCGGGCAGGCGCGAGTCGACGTCGACTACGACGACCAGATCCTCGACGTTGGGCGTCGGGAAACTACGGATCGGCGTGTCAGGGGCGACTGGACGTTTTGCTCCCATAAGTTACCACCAAGGATTCTCTACCAACATCAAAGGAACTCGGCTAACCTTAGCCCGGCTCATCTCGGCTTTCGTAAGCGCGTAAAAAGCCTCCCAATTACCATCTGGCGGTAAGGTAATGCAACCGAGGCTGGAAGTGGTCGAGCGACCTCCGCGATGGATGTTGATACCGAACCAGCCTGTGTCTTCGCCCTTATTCTGCCGGATCACGGTAACAGGGGCCGCTTGGACCAAGGCAGGGTATTGAAACCTCTTGGGTTTGCTTATGTTATGGGTGCCCAGACGGTACTGCCACACACCAGGCTTGAGCGTTGCGACGCCGGGGCGTGTGATCGAGGGATCGGTGTTTGCGTTAAAAGAACAGCATCCGTTTTTCGACCAGACGAAAAGCCCGTCGTCGTATATATTAATGTCATTAAGCTTGGGGCGAGGACCTAGCTTTTTGTAATACCCACGCACCGCAAGAAGAGCGACAGGAGCGTCAAGAGACTCCACCAGTTTTTCAACCGCTTCCTTAGTTTGTTTAGGGCGTTTCATTTGTATAAAGGCACACGGAATGTGTTGGTTCCTATTTGGATTTGCATCCAAGAATTGACAGTAGAAGTGTTGGCCGGAGCGGTGTTGGTACTAAAAACCAAGGATTGAAAGTCGGCGGCGTTGGTGCTCTGCAACGGGCCCCAGCCAAGTCCCAGATTTGACCGCGTCGTGGAGGCAGCGGAGTTGGCGAACGCTATCCCACGGTTGACGGTCAGGTTACTGCTGGCTACGTACCAAATAAGCTCCCCGCTTCTATAATATCCGAAATCATCGACACCGGCACCCACACCACGGAAACCGGTATTGGTTTGCCCGATCATCAAAGTGTATGTGTTCGTCGTGGCCGTGGTGCTCGCGCGAATGCTGCCGAAAGTCACCCGGTTCGTAGTGCCGAGTTCGAGGTTGGTGCGTATAGTGGCCGCGCCACTTGAGTTGTTGGTGCCAAATAAAATGGCTGAGTTACTGCCTGAAAAAACTATATTACCGCGCACAGTAATATTAGACTGAAATTCTACCGGTAAATACCAAGAGCCTCCAAATCCAAACAGTTGATTGGTCCCGTCTGCTACCCCGCCGCTAACCATATCTATCGTAAAACCACCTCCGGCCTGAAGCACGTCCGCGTCGACGCTACTAAACCTAACGTTGCTACTTGGGCCAAGTCCTACAGCGCTTCTAAAATTTGTTACATCGGTGTTTGTCAGCCAAGTGGCGCCAAGTCCGAGGTTAGTTCGCGAAATGGCTGCCCCTGTTGCCGCTGTTATACCTGAAAATTGCAGTACTCCGGTATTGCCAGAACCATGTCGTAGTGTTACTGGGCCAGCGAATCCGTGAGCAGCGTAAGATTCTAAGCCTGTCCCTAGAAAGGCCAACATATTGGTGCCTTCTCTGGTATAGACGAGATCGCTCGGACCGCCGCCAACTCCACGAATTCCTGTGTTTGTCGGCCCCAGGGTCAATGTGAAAACGCCGCTGCTGGCATTTTGCTGAGCGCGTATGGTGTTAAATGTTACATTGTTCGTAGCGCCAAGTCTGAGGTTGGTGCGGGTAGCTCCTGTTGTATTGCTGTCGCCAAATGAAACAGGAGAAGCAAATGAAATTGATGATACAAAAATTCCTGAGCTAACATCAAAAACATCATTACCGTCAGCTTGAAGCATTGTTCCGCCCCCATACGTTGTAAATCCAATGTCGTGAATTGCCACGTTGCTCGTGAAGGTAATATTTGGGGCCACAACGCTTCCATTACTTGTGTATCCAAGTAAAGAGGTTGCCGCATTGATGTTGGTCAGGGCTGACCATCCGAGCCCTAAGTTAGTTCTTGATTGGTTAACAAGACCGGAGCTGTTTGTGCCAACAAAACGAAGTGGCGCATACAAATCCACGTTATCCTTGGTCTGTAAACGAAGGTTGCCGTTGTCGCGCATTTCGGCCCAGTTATCCACGCTGACGCTGAACTGGGAGAGCCCGAGATTGGTGCGAGCGGAGGCAGCATTGGTTCCGCCCGTGCCGCCATTGGCTAAAGCCACAATTCCGGAGACATTGGAAGCAAGAGGAACGCTACCGGTAACATTAGACCCGGCGACACTGGTCAGACCGGAGCCGTTCCCGCTGGCCAAGTTAGATAGAATAGTAGAGGCAGGCTGAAACGCGGTCGTCGGTTGGGTGGCGGCCGATCCAAGTCCGACGGCCGTGCGGAAGTCGGAGTCAACGAGAGCCGAAACGGTGTTGTTTGTGTTGATGCGCAAAAAACGAACGGCGCTCGGGTTGGCCAAAGTGAAAAGATTGGCCCCAACGGTGGTCGCGCCGAGGCTAGTCCGAGCGGAGGCCGCGTTGGTCCCGCCCGTGCCGCCGTTGGCGAGGCCGACTACTCCCGTGACATTGGTGGCAAAGGCCACTGAACCGCTGGTGGACAGTTTCCCGTCCAGAGCAGTCTGAAGCCCCGATACGTTGGAAATGGCAAGGCTCGGAAGATCGGCCGACTCGATAGCCCGGAAAGCGGGGGCCCCGCCGCCAGAGGGTGCGGAGAAGAATTGACGAGAAGTTTGATTGGCCAGACTTAGCGCGAATGTTCCGCTGGTGGTGATAGTAGACGTGGAAAGATTGAAGATATTTGGCACCGACATGCCCACAGACACGACCGAGCCAGAACCGGTGCCGACGGCGATAGCTGTTCGGAAGTCCTCGGCCGAAAGCGTGGAGACAGTATTATTGCTGTTGAGCTGCAGAAATCGAATAGCGCCAGGGTTTGGCAGCGTAAGAATATTTGCTCCTACTGTAGTGGCTCCTAGCGCCGAGCGCGCACTACTTGCATTGGTCGCCCCAGTGCCGCCGTTAGCCAAGCCAACTACTCCAGTGACATTAGTGGCCAGCGGGGCTGTCCCGGTGATATTTGAGGCCAGAGCCACCGTGCCCACCACTCCGGCAGCGGATATGTTCGTCAACCCGGCGGCGTTTGAAATCGACAGGTTGCTTAAAACCAAAGAAGCAGACTGAAAAGCCGAAGCAGGGCTTGTGGCGGCCGTGCCGAGCGACAAAGAAGACCTCGCCGCAGCAGCGTCGGCGACTGTGAATAGTGAGTTGCCAAGAGAAGTAGCCCCGAGGGCGATACGAGCGGCGGCGGCATTTGTCGCGGTTCCCACGGCGTCGCCTACAGCCGTGAAGCCGAGGTTTGTCCTGGCGGCGCTGGCATTTGTGGCACCTGTGCCTCCGGAGTTCACCGCCAAAACTCCGGTAATATTTGTTACTACGGCCGTGGGAAGGTTGGATGAAGGGATTACGCCGACAATGTTTGTGGCCCGCAAATTAGTAAGCACGCCGCCGTTGCCCGAAGCAAGGTTCGTCAGAGTCGACGAAGCAGGTTGAAAGGCAGTGGAAGGGTTGGTTGCAGCCGTGCCAAGTCCCAGATTTGACCGCGTCGTGGCGGCGTTGGTAGTGTTGTTAAAGGCTAAGGCATCGTAGAACGTGACGAGGTTTGTGTTTGCCAAAAACACCGTGTTTCCATTCGCGTCCGTCATGGAAATGAAGTCTCCACCCGCGCCGATAGACGCAAAGTTTGTGCCTATAAAAACAACCGGAGAAAGGCGAACTTCTGTATTTGTGAAAGTCAGCGTGCCGGTATTGGCAACCACTTGGCCGTTGGTGGCGAGGCCGAGCAGAGATGTTGCCGCATTGGTGTTGGTCAGCGCAGGCCATCCGAGGCCGAGGTTGATGCGGGCAGCGGCGGAGTTGGTCGCCCCGGTCCCGCCAGAAGTCACGGCAACGATTCCGGTTATGTTGGTCGGAGCACTCAGACCGACAATGTTGCTGGCCTGAAGATTGGTCAGATTAATACCGTTGTTGGCCGAAAGATTGGATAGCGTGGCCGAAGAGGGTTGAAAAGCTGATGAAGGACTGGTCGCCGCTGAACCAAGGGAAAGGGTCGCCCGGGCTGAAGCGGTGTCAGAAGACGTAAAAAGAGCGCTACCAACAGCAGTGGCTCCCAGACCGACCCGGGCGTTAGACGCATTGGCGCTCCAGAAATTTGTCGGATAAATCAGAAGACCAGAATTACTGTTGACCATCACAGAGCGGGAAGGCTGCTGCACGGTCGGAACAGGCGTAGGGGTAGGGGAGCCCAACGGCGTATATTGGGCGTTTGTTGTGAAAACAAACGGCGCGAATATTAAGGAGAGGCTGGCGCTAAACTTGCGAATCGTCATATACAGTCCCCAGTGCGAGTACGTTGGTGTTGTTGGAAGTGTTGATTCGGGCCTCGTGCCAGTTACCGGTGGTAACATTGCGAAGAAGCAAACGTCCGTTCGTGGCCACCTTGAATCTGTCTTCCGAAAGCGTGAAGCCGACCGGAGGAACCTCGCCGAGGGACAGGGATGTGCCTCCGGGGCCGCGCAGCAATACGTTGACCCACGCGTTGCTGTTTTCGTTTTTGATCTGGAGGATTCCGTTCTGCACACGGACGAAATCCCCGCTGACGTTCAGGGTGTCCACGGGGCCTAAAACTGTCCCGCCCACGCCGAAGGTGGCTTCGTTTCCGGAACCGTAGACCACCAGTTCTTTCCATTCGGGGCCGTCCAGACTGCGAACCAGGATGCTTCCGGTGTCGGAAACGCCCACATAAAGGGCCCCGAGGTCGATGTCGTTGGCGCGGAACCCGCTGTTGAGAAGCTCGTAATCAAACTCGGCTTCGACAACATCGGAGCCCGTGACAACCCGGAGCACGGCCAAAAAATCAACTTTGGGTAGGTCGTTGCCCGGTGCCGCGTCCAGTTTAAGAGCGGTGCGGTAAGCCTCGCCGGTCACAGACACCTGGCCGACATAAGTTGCGAAATCGGGTGTTATCATGCTCGGGACGCGCGAGAAGGTAGCCAGGTCCCAAAGGGCTTTGACGTCGCGACGCCGGGGACGCTTGATCAAAAGGTGCAGGGAGCAGGGAGGGACCTTACGACCCGCGCTGCTGTAGACATGCACGCGCAGCGTATAGAGGTCGCCGTAGCGGTCGCTCCAGCCCGCAAACTCGCGCTGGTCGCCGACCCACCGTGAGAGGCGTCCGCTATCGAGGTCTAGGGCGAGGCTTTTCATCCTGGGATTTTTTCGGCTTCTTGCGCTTGATCTTCACCCAACGGGGCAGGTCTTCGAGCTTGTCGGGGTCGAGTTTCACTTAACGACCGACTTGCCGTCTCCAGGGGCAGCCGAGACGGTGAGTTTCTTGTTGAGAAAGTCGTATCCGACGCTGAACTGCGGGAGCGTCGCGCACCCGGCCAGAAAACCCGCTGACAGAATCACGAAGATCAGCCTCATTTACGCGAGAAGCGGGCGATGAAGTTAGCAACGGCGCGGAGAGTCTTCTCCGGCTGGTCCCCGGGGATCAGAGAGAACACGATGATAAGAACGGCTAGGATCGTGTTGACGGCTCCGAGAAGCTCCAGCCAGTTGAGGCCTTTGAGGGTTTGGATGATGTTGATTATGTCCATAGGATTATACTATAGAGGTGGTTGTCACCCCTGCAACAGAATAGTTCAGTTAGGCGGGAAGATATGCTTGAAAGATGTGATTACAAAACTGACCACGGCCCCGATGGCGGCAGAAAAACCAACAAAGTGAGACCGGGTTTGTTCCAAGTGCTTGAGACGCTCGTCGTGCTTCTCGAAACTGCGTCGGAACGACTCCTGGTGCTCCAAGATCAGGTCGACCTTGGTTTCCAGCCTAGCCAATCTTTCGCCGTCTTGACTCATTTTAGAAAGGGCAGCACTCCTCCGACCCGACGACATGTCGGTGGGGTTGATTCCATAGTTGAGCGGGTCGGAAGCATTCGTTCTTAATATGCTGCGGGGTTAGGATTCCTGCAACTGAGCCACCGCCTCCGCACTCGCCTCTTCAAACGTAGCCGTAGGACTTCCAAAGCTCTCCGCTGGCGCAGCGACAGGGTTCATCGCCCAGCCAAGCATCACGGATTCCAACCATTGCTTGCAGGCCGTCATCTTCGGGCCGAGGGGCTTGCCTGCTTGCATGAGGGCCATCTCAAGGCGTTGAAGGGCGGCGATCTGGTAGGCGCTGAAATACTGCGAGACGATTTGCTCTGCGGTGTAGGTCGCCACATACGGCACAGGCGGCGGCGGGATCACATAGCTCTCGTCCACAGGCAGCGCCGCTTCGATCATGCCCTTGACTGCGGCCTCGTCCAACGTGTCGAGTTCGGGGCCGTCCGCTTCGTAGATCGTCAGCTTCGTAGGCCAGCCATGCTCGCGCACTTCGATCTTGCCGCTCTCGTCGCGGGTTATTTGGTAGGACAGGCCGTGCCATGTCTTGCCGTCAATTTGGCGGGGCTGGTCGAGGAGGACGTTGTAGATTTCGGAGGAGTTCATAGCTTAGGCGACTCGGTAAAATGCGGTGGCACGCCATTGGATCGTCTCGGAGGCCGCGCCCGTGACTTCCAACTGAAGTGCGTGGTTGACCGTATCCGCCGTCAGCGCGAAAGACCAAGTTGGCGAGCCTGCGCTTTGGTCGGTGCCGAGCGTCTGCACAGTGCCTATGAGCGAGGTGTTGTTGCTGCCGTCCCTACGGATGCCGAGGAAGCGGCGGGCGACGAGCCATTTGTCCTGCGTGTCGGAGCGGCGGGCAACCAAGAGGATGTCTACGGCCAAGGCGGTGTTGGCGGCGATGGTGAAGCGGTCTGATGCGGTGCCGCTGGCATCCAGAGTGAGGATGGTCGCCGTGGCGTTGGTGGTTTGGCCACCCCAAAAAACAGAATTAAAAGGGCGAGCAAAAAAGCAGCCGCGCAAATTTGCAGCAATAGTTGCTCCAACAGATGTGCTATTTTGAGCACTTGCCGATGATCCTTGGCCCAAACTGGTAGCGGAGGTGCCGCTTGCGTTTGCGCTTCTCCCAAAAGCGGAGGCATTACTAGACGCGGTGGAAGCGCTATTTCCAACGCACGTTGAATCTGTGCCACTTCCAGTGCTTGATCTTCCAATCGAAATAGCAGCAACTCCTGCATTAGCTCCCTGTCCTATGGCAACTCCGCCCTGATTCCCAGCGGTGGTATTTTGACCAATCGCCACGGCACCATCCCCCCCGCTGGCTACTTGCGTGGCCGCCGTCCGTGACGGCTGAATGTTAATCGCATTGGTTCCCAAAGCCGTAGTAGTCGGAGCCAGCCCGACATAAAAAGCCCCCGTAGGCCGCGAGAGCGGGTTGGCGTAGACGAGCTTGCCCGCCGTATCGTCCCACTTGATGAAGGGGTCTGCGGAGTCGATGGTGCCGCCGTCATCGGCAACGAGATCGCTGCCGCTCACGCTCAAGACATCTGCGGTGGATGCGCCGACTGCGGTGATGCCCGATCCCGTAGCCGACAACTCCCCCGCCGAAAGCGAAAGGCCCGATCCAATTTGGATCTCCTCTATGGCACCCGCGCTGGCGCTCGTCCTTCCCAAAATTCTTGCGGTGGATTGCGTGAGGCCCGATGAGGTGATGGAGCCAGAGGCGGCTGCGCCGAGGTTGGTGCGAGTGGTTGCCTTGTGAGTAGATGCGCTTGCCCCCGTGATGTCTATTGGCCCCGCCACAGCAAGCTCCGCGCCAACATCCACTGGCAGCGAGGACTGGATGTAATTTCGGCTCGCTCCTACGCCAATGCCGATATAAGAGTTATCTTTGTTGAAATAAAACGAGTTCGCTTGGTTGCCCGTGTTGTTGTAAACGGCAAAGCCAACATCACCGCCTCCATTTCCTTCAATTCGCAAGATTTCGCCATCGCTTGGTGAATTAAGTTCTAAGCCAGCGAACTGCACGGAATCCGTTGTGCCAAGGTCTTGATTGATATTGGCAAACGGATCGCTTCCACCAGCAATCGCGGCAACTCCGCCCGAAAGCGTAAGCTCATCGCCGTTATCGGGAACTTGTGCGCCATCGCCGCTCGTCTTGGTGGCTTGGTTTGACGGATTGGCTGCGTTCCAAGCGTCCAGCACGGTATCCACATCATCTACACCATCAAAGGTTAGGGTAATGCTATTGCCCGCCGTCCCTGCGGTGTCTGCCGTGATTGTTACTTCTTCGGAAAAAGTTTCACTGTCTCCGATGCCCGTGTAGCTGGCGGCAACGGCGGGTGTGCCTGCGAGGTGACTTGCGGCATGAAGATTCGGGTCGCGGTCATCCGAAAGCCGCGCATCGTTCCCCTCGCAAAAGCTCCCTGCCGCCGTGCCGAATGAACCCGCCTCAATTACGCCGTTGGTGCCTGTGCGAAGCGGGAGGTTGGCGGTGGTGCCGACATTTACTTCGGAGCCTGTGTGGGTGTGGGTATCGACGGGGATGAGCGCCCAACTGCCCCCGCTGCCACCACCCGAACGCAAGCGGTATCGCTGCCCTGTCGCCGTGATTGTGACGTGCGTGTTGTAAACAAGCGGCGAAAGATTTGCCACGCTGCGAACCGTAATCGGGCCACTCATTGTGCTGCCGCTCACAATGACGTAGGTGTCGCCAAGCAGGGTGCCTTCCGCTTGTGTCGGCAGCGTCAGCGTGATGCCACTGGCATTAGTGTTGGAAACCACAAACTGCCTTGCGCGATTTGCTGGTAGTGTTTGATTGGCGCTGTAGGTGGCGCTTGCCACCGAGAAAATCGTTTGCCCATTGATTTGATGCGCGGCGAGGGCATCCGTCTCGCCTGTGTGGTGGGACGATCCGTGAAGCGTGGGCTGGCGGCTGTCGGAAAAGCGAGGGTCGCTACCCTCCGCAAACTGCCCAGCCCCCGTCCCAAATGCCCCGGCCTCGACCGCGCCCCCGCTGCCAGTTTTGAGCGGGAGGCCGCTGCTTGTGCCGACTTTGAGGTTGTCGCCGACAAACAAAAACGTGTCGCGTGCGCGGCCAATTACGTCGGCAATTTTTGCCTTGTCCACATCGCCGCTCCACGCCGACAGCCACGGCCACGCGGCGTTGTCATTGTCGCTGGATTCGATGATGTTGGCCGTGATGGGCGAGCCGTCCGTCATGTGCCAACGGGCATTTTCAAAAAACACACTGTAGCCAGAGGTTGTGCTGTAAACGGGCTTGGTGTTGATGAACAGGTCGGGCATCGGGTAATAAATGCCGTCACCATCGTCAAACGCACTCATCGTGAAGGCGGCGCGTGCGTCGTTTGTGCTGCTGTCGATTTCGGAGCCGTCGAGAATAACGGCGCCAGTCTCGCCATTAACCGAGGACACGCCGCTGGCCGGGGCCGCGCCCCATTCGGGAAGACCGCCGCTTGATACTTTGAGGATCTGGCCCGTTGTGCCGATGCCAAGGCGAATGGCCTGTGTGTCGTTGCGTGTGAGCAAGTCGCCCGCCGTGGTCAGCGTCTCGATGCCCGTTCCCGCTGGCCCTTGCGCCCCGGTTGGCCCTTGCGCCCCGGTTGGCCCGGCTTGGCCTTGGACGCCTTGATCGGAGAAGGTAATGTCGTACGAGACCACATTACCGGCAATAGCCCCGGTAGCAGTCTGGGTTTCACCCCAAGTGATCTCGTAAACCTTGAGTTGCATCTAGACGGCCTTGGGTCCGGCGGCCACAAGTTCAAAGGTTCCGGAGACTAGCGTGGCGCGGGTGCCCGAAGCCGTCTTGACCTTGATACCGCGATAATACTTGCCCGGCTCAATGAATTCCTCTGCCGGGACTGAGAGAGTGATCTCTCCCGACTCGGGGTCGGAAGGAGTGAAAGTCTTAAAAATGTAGGCCTCGTCGTCGGCCCAGTTCAGGTCTTTGGTGATGACCAGATAAAATTCCCAGCCGGTAATATCACGAGGCGTGGCGGGGTTGGTATCAGGTTCGTTGATTTTAACGACGGCCGCCCAGTCGTCTTTGACTGGGTGGACCACATTGTCGACGATATAAGGTTCGGCCATTGTTTGAAGGTTGGAGGGGGAGGGCTGTTACACCCTCCCCCAACAACATGAACTAACTACTTAGCTGCAGGCGACCAGACCGAGGTCGGCAGCCTTACCCGGGCAACGCGCGTGCATGATCGCGTAACCCCACTCCGGACGAACCGGCTTCGAGCCCGAGGACAGGACGCCACGGAAGTATCCGATGGTGCCATCCGGGTTCTCGTTGCGGTCGCGGATGTTGAGCCACTTGAAGTCACCGCGATAGCTCACGGCGTCGAACTTAGTGTTGCCGCCAGGATTAGTGATCGGGGCCGGGATGACCGACTTGAACACGTCCTTGTGGAACACGATCGAGACTTCGAAGTGCGCGCCCTCGTAGGCCGGATTAACGACCCATTCGGTGACGCCGCCGACCGTCTGCTTGACGTACGGCTGCACTTCGACCCAGGCACCGCTGACGAAGTTGTAGCGGGGCATGAAGTCGTCGATGATGTGGTAATATCCCTTGTAGGTACGCTCCACGCCCAAAGGAGCGAGGAGATCGTTGGCCTTGGTGCTGTAGCGATAGTCCTCGCGATCCGTAGAAATACTGCGGATCAGGTCGTAGGAGGTTTCGCTGGAGCAGATCAGACCGAAGACCGGCGTGCCGTTTTCGCGGCCGAGCGGGTCGTTGCCAGCGCCGTCGCGAATGAGGCTCATGCGGACCTTATCCAGGACCGGCTGAACCAGTTTCGACGTCGGGATGGTGGTCGGGAACGCAGCCGAATTCTCGGGCAGCGCGCTGGTGACAACCATCTTGTGGTTGGCGATACGGACGTACTCGTCACGGTAGCGGTTTTTCCACGCATAGCTGGTATTCTCGGTGAGAATACGGAACACGTGGCTGAGCTGATCTTTAGCCCTCCAGGAGTAACGAAGATCGTTAACGCAGATCGCGGGCGACTGAATCGCCGTCTGCTGGAGGTTGTAGGTAGCCAGCTTCTGGTAGAAGTTGACGACCGAGGCCGAAGGCACGCAGGAGCCAGAACCGGTGCCGGTGCTGAATCCGACGTTACCCCACGAAAGAGCCGTTTCCGGCAGCGAACGGGAGTAGGTCAACACGGAGACTTCGTAACCCATTTGATCGGGCCAAGTTTCCTGTTCAACCAGTTTCAACCAAGGACTTGTGTTGAGCGATTTCTTGTAAATGTCAGGGCCGATGCGTCCGCTCTCCGTCGCCAGCCACTCATTGATATCATAAGCCATAAATATTCCTCCTTAAGGAAATGTTTAGGTTTCGGGTTTGGCGCGAAATGGTCGCGGGGCACACTTTGTGCCTGCGGTTTTCGTGCCGTGGATTTCTCCGTCCCGAGCCAGGGAGGAGGCAGGCCATGAGGACCCGCCGTTTAAGCTCTACAAATTGTGACTGCTAGAACGAGGTTATGGTCCCGAGCGAACCCGCATGAGTTTCAGTTCCTCATGCTAGAACGAAGTTACTATAATGGGTGTTTGTCACCCGTCAAATAAAAGTTAGACTCAACCGAATCTTTTCTCGATCGCCTCAAGAAACCCTCCGGTTCCGGTATCCGGAACGCTGGTATCCGCGTTGCCGGATACTTTGGGGGTAGCCTTTTTATATTTGGAAAGAGCCTTCTCCAAATCGGCAACCTTGGCGTTGGCCTCGCCCAACTGGCCGACAACATGCGGCAAGAGCAGTCCGGAATAGACGGCGTAGGCACGTTCATCCGGAGGGGCGTCAAAGTAATTAGTCTCTTTGGCGAAGCGACGTGCGTCCTCCACCACTTTGGAGTCCAAAGCTGTGACAAACGTCTTGTCGCCGAAAAGCTCATTCCAAGTGCGGTCGACGGCTGCGCCCATTTCGGCAACGGCGGCTTTGGACTGCTCGGCTTCGTAAACAGCGCGACGTTGTTCCATCTCCTGCATCGCGGCGGATGCATTCGAGCGCAAAAAGTCCCGGCGCTTAGAGACGTCAGACAAGTCGTCCGACATACGGTAAAGACGGATGCGATCCCGCTCGCTGAAATCAGCGGCCATTTCAGTCAGGGCGTCACTGCCTTCAGAGACCGATTCATCGTGTAGGGCGCTGACGAGTTTGCGGGTATCAATTTTGTATTTGGAAGCCAGAGCGGCGGCCGAGTCCAAAATAGCTTGGGTGGGCTCCAGAACAGCGCGCTTGAATTCGGGGGTTGCCTCCACACGGGTTATAGCAATCTCCTGTTCATACTCGCTCAACTGAGAGCGCAGTTGCTCCAGTTCTTCGGAATTTTGGGAGCCAGACTTGGCTTCCTCGACGGTTTTTTCCAGTTCGGCTACCCGGGACTTGTAGGTCTTTAACTCGGACTTGAGTTCCTTGAACTTGGCTCCGGCGGACGCAGACATGTTCTTGGACTCTTCATCGTCCTCAGTCTCTTGCTCCGGTTCTGATTCCTTGGCGGGTTCTTCTTCCTTGGTTTCTGGCGTCTCCTCCGAAGTTTTACCTTCCTCCTGCTCTGCCTCGACTTCCCCTGCCTGTTTTTGCTCCCACGGAGGAGTCTCTTCCCCCTTCTCGAACTTTTCGAGGCGGTCGGTCAGCCAAGTGGCGAAGTCGCCATCAGATTGCGGTACATTGTCGACGGTGGACGAAGGCGTCTCCTGGGTGGGGGACGGCATCGATGTAGGTTCAGCTTGGGCCGGTGCGGCCTCGGTTTCGTTAGACATAAATTATTGTTGGAAGGTGTTTTCCCACGGCTCGGGAAGCTTCTTACGCGGGTCCGTGGGTTCTTCGGTGAGCTTCTGCAAAGCCCGGTGAAAATCGTAGTAGCCTGCATTGCGCGCATGTTGCAAAGCAGCCGAAGTCATGGCGTCGGTTCCTGCGGACGGAGCCATACGCGGGAAGTTGCTGTGTAAAAGAACTTCGAGGGCATCGCGCATAGGCGCAGAAGCTAACGCTCGTCGTAGTGACATCCGGAGTTCCGGATCTTCATTCCATTCTTTTAGAGTCATTACCAAGCTTTGCAGGCCCAATAGGCTGCACTAAGTTTGCTGTGATTTTTGGTGTCGCAGCCGTGTCGAGCACGGAAAGATTTGCGGCGTTCCGGAATGTTTTTCTTAATAGTCATGTTCGGGTCGCCGAACATAATCGATTTGGTCTTACCCCCTTCGGAAGCGAGCACCTTGAATTTCTTACGTCCGTGGCCAGGCTCGCCCTGCTGAATCCTGCGCGGTTTGTTTACTTGCATCCTAGAAACGGGGTTGGCTGATCTTGCTTGCCACTTCCGCATCGCGAAGAGCCATCTTCTGGCGAATCTCGGCGGCGCGCATGTTGAGTTTTGCGCTGTGAACTTCCTGCATCATCTGCAGTTTTATCTGATGTTCCTGCAGCTTCTGCTGCAACCGAATGGCAAAATCGTCGTTCTGCTGCTGCTGTTGCGGTTGCCCACCCTGATCTTGCCGGGGTTGTTCCTGAAGTTTTTGGACGTGCTTGACGCTGTTGTTGACGATTTCTCCGAACTGCTGCAAAGCCTGGCGCAGCATAGCGCCCTCTTCGGGGATCGTCGTGTCCTGCGACACATACTCGACGTGCTGGGTGGTGTGCCCGAACACGGTGACCAAGAATCCGACTACTTCCTCCGGAGTGACTGCGCCCTCGTCGACTGACTGCGCCACTTCGCCAAGAGCGGCCAAATGGACCTTGGCGTGTTCGAGGTGATTCTCGTTGGGGAGAATCTGAATCTCCGAACCCGAGCGCATCTCGTTGTTTTCGAGCATGGCCACCTTGACGTCGATGACCGGGCGGGACTCCGCATCCGGAGGCGGGGCGTAGCGATCCGCCAAGTCATATCCGAAACGTGCAGCGACGCGGTCGCGAATAGCGGCCTTGCGCCCGTATTCATCAAAGCCAGGCATGAGCTGCGTAAGTTCGTCGGTGGCCAGAAGGCGAGCCGCTTCGGACCCCGAGCCGATCGCGCGCACTGGGCGCACGGAATCGATGTCAATTGAAGCGATGGCTTCCGGAGGAACTCCCCGCATGTAGCAACGCTCCTTGAATTCAAGAATTTCGCGGCTACCGGCCTCGCCCGCCACGTAGCACCCGCAGACAAAACGCCGCACGGTCTCCTTGAGCACCCGGCCCCAGGGTTCATAAAATAGGTTCAGAGCAGCCAGTGACAGACGAGCCTGTCCGGAAAGAATGGCCTGAGTCTCGAGCTTGGTTTTCTCTCGGTTGTCGTTGATGGCTGACTTAGCTCCCTCATAGACGCCGGTCTTGACCTGCATCTGCGTCACCAGATCGGCGAGGAACGGCATAGCCGACCTGCTGACGTCGGGCATGGCGCGCTCGACGACATTGACAGTGCCGGGAGCGAGGACCGAGTAAGGTCCATAGTAAGTAAAGTTCAGATCTTCCAGTGCCTGCTCATCGCTGGGCTGGAGCAGAAGGGTCGAACTCAGCATCGCCCCGTCAGCCATCTGGCAACGGAGGCGATTGCTGAGTTGGATCTGGGGGAAAATTTTATAACCAAGGCCGCGAATTGAGTGATAGTAGCCGTTGGTTCCGATGCCAAAGGGGAAAAACACGAAAGCCGAATTGACGTGGCGATACAGGTTCTTCTTCACACACAGGAATTTCTCGGCGTCGTTGTTTTCCAGCGTCATATAATACGACACCGTGCCGTCAAACTCCTTGACCCAAGCGTGAATGACTTTGACTTCCGAAGCACCGGCTGTTCCGGCAAAGAGGTCGTTGTTCTTGAACTCGCGCTGCAGCGCCTCCCAGTCAGTGAAAGTGCCAATGGAGTTGGAGCCATTGGTTGCCTTGACCAGGGCTTTGCGAACCTCGTCGACATTCCAGCCCATGTCGGTCGCCGCTTCGGGGTCCTCGATGAACTTGTAAAGCTGGTGGACCTGATAGGAGCGCACGCAAATGGCGACCTCAATCTCGTCCTCGCAGGCCAAGGTCTTGCGAGGGATTAGAAAATCGCCAAACATCGACACCCGCCAACGCCAGTCGATGTCGTCCTCCCAGTAGGCGATGCCGACGCCGTGGGCCACAAAATTCTGGACCAAAAGCTGGTAGTTGAAATGAAACTGGGGCCAGGAACGTATAGCCCGCGTCAATTCCTGAGCCAGGATGTCGTTGTACTCGGCACGTTTCTTGGAGTCGCCGAACTCGGTTTTGAGAGTCAGGAGATGCTCGACCGAGTGGATAAGGTCGATGTAACCGGCCGTGGAACTTTCGAGAATGGCCGAAGCCTCGTCAAAGTTCACGTTGCAGCGGTAGGCCTGCCCGCTGGCGATCAGATCGGAGTCACTGTATGGAGGGACGCCATCGAACATAGCCTGGATCTCGGCCCTGTTCCGGGATGATTTGTCGTCCGCGTCTTTTAACTTTTTGTAGATCTCATGCAACGACTTCGAATCCTTGATGCGGTCCCTCGGAGGAGTACCGGATTCCGAAACGTTCTCTAAAAGCGTGTCAGTGGCGTTCATAAGTTCACCGAGACAGAAAGACGCCGGTCGGCAGACAAGCTGTTGGCGCTAGGAGACACCAAACTTTCTCTGCTCCGAGTTAGCGCCGAGCGGTTGCGCTGACGCTCATCTTCATCCTCATCTTCTTGAGTTAAGGTCGCCGAAGGTGAGGTGTTTAAAGAAGACTGGTTCGCAGCGCCTCCCGCATTGGAAAAGCTGTTCATTGAACTAGCGAGAGCCGAGGGCGATTGCCGGGGCTGACGCACGCCGGGGTTAAGACCTAGACCGCCGCCCGGAACTGGAGGCTGCGTGCCCGTGGTCTGGGTCGTTGCGCTTGCCCAATCCAACCACCGGACACTTTCCGGTCCACGTGTCCGACCATTCCAAGCAGGTTCGGCTGTTGTGCTGATGTTATTATCTCTATTCCATTGTTCGAGCGCTCTACGAAACTCTGGAGTATTGCCTTGGCCAGGACGCGGAATCATACAATGCGAGTGTTTGTATCCACCCCGACCGCCGTACCGCCTAGGTCCGACATAGCTTTGTTTAAGCGGGTGTTACGTTTACGGCGAATACCACCAGTGGTCCGATCAACCTCATAGCCCTCTGGCGCGCTTTGAAAAGAGTTGCCTCCGGGGCCATAAACGGCGGAGTCGCGGTAGAAATCCGTGCCTCTATTGTGCTCGATAGGTTTGTCTCCGACGTAGTTGCTCCACGAACGCTGCGTGGTATTGGGACGGTCCTTCATACTGCCTCCTCAAGCACTTTAATGCGTTTGCGGGTTTTCGGGAAAACGAGTTGCTCGGTGTCAAAACGCGGGGTCACGGCTTCAGGAGAGTCGAGGGGGTCGGGTTCAGGAGTGAGGCTCGCGGACTTGCCGCTGAGTTCATCGAGAATGAGCTTGGCCAGGCTGCCGTCTTTGCACCCGTGACACACCACCGCGTCCGCAGAAACCGGTTTGTTGGTTTGAAGATCAGGGTGGGGCATGTCGAAGTTGTCGGAAATAATCTGCCCGTTCTTTCGGCGGTAATTGCGGGTCTTCCAGTTGTGCTGCATGAGCTGGGTGTCGTGCAGATGCGGGAGGACTTCCCACTGAATCCAAACGTCAAACGCCGTCCCATTCTCGAACTTCCAGAGCGACGAACGATTGGTGAAGTCGCCCGGATAGATCGCGGTGCCGCACATGTGGTGGCCGTCGATGACAAGCTGGTTGTCCTTGTCTTTGTAAAAAGTGGCCTGCTTTGGCCCCATGAAAATGGCCTGCGACAAATTGTACTCGGTCTGCAGCGCGTCGAGCCACGCGGTCTTGAGCGGGGTGTTGTCCAGCTCGAACCAATACCAAGGCTGGTCGAGCAGGCCGTTGGCAAACATGTGCAAGATGGACGCGCGGAAATAGTAATTCGGGCCGAGGGGCCATCCTTTGGCAGGGCAGTCGAAAATATGCGCCTCAGATTTACGGAACATCGGTGAAATTGCTTCACGAATGCGGTTCACGTCGTTCGCGTTTTCGGTCGATCCAACGACGAGAAGGTCATGGTGTTGATAAGGGCCGAAGGCCTTCATCAACGCCATGACGTCATCGGCCATGTGGACATCGGCCTCGCTGACAGGGATTACGAGGAGCATTACTTTTTACGCGGCTTTAACCTCATGACGCTGCCGGGGTAATCGATACCTATCGAAAAACCGTCTCCAATATTCTCAGAAGTCCTACCCCGAAAATAACCCCCCTCCGTGTTTTTATAAGCGTCAAAACCTTTTGGCACCATCATGCTCCTCATCCGAGCATCATAACTATATTCAGGATAGTCTTTCGGGCCCGGTTGAAGTTTGTCTGCGCGATCACGCTCCTTGTTATCCTTAAATCTAAAACCGGGGTTTTCTTTACGTATGGCATCTAGCTCCGCTACTTTCTCACGCCGCCTAGCGATAGTCTTTACAGACTCCTCACGCGATTGCTCAGCAGACTCACGGCCCGCGCTGCCTTTGCTGCGCGGTTTAACTTTGTCAAAATACTCTCTGGCTTTTCGGAGTCCGTCGCTCATGAATAAGGTTATATATTATGGGTGTTTGTCACCTGTGCAAGTTAAAAATTGCGCGGCCCTTCTGATTAAGGTTTCTCCCTGCCTTGGCCACGACATCGGCTTTTTGAAAGAATTTCTTATATCCATTTCTTTGGCTGTAAGGGTCGGAAGGGATCTTGTCGCTGGGGATCAGGCCGCAGCGGACCCGGCACAGCTCTAAGAGGATAAACGCGGCGTCTGAAATATCCGGACTCTTGCCGATCCTGGACTTCATGTCCTGCTTGGACTCCACCCGAATACGCATGCCGATACCCTTCTCGGTGGTATAGAGGCGTTCGGTCATCTCCCGGATCATGTCGCGGGGCACGCCAAAAAGCTGTTTGTTGCGGATCAACTCCTTGCCGGTCCACCACAACTCGGTCACTCGGTTCGAATAGCGCTCATGGGCCGAGGAAGTATCGGTTAACGATACAGGGCGGTCGCTGGCCTTGCCGCCGAACTGGACGCGGAGCACGTCGCGGGACCAGACCGAATCGACCACGTCGCCGAAGGGAGCGCCGCCCCCGGAGGCATCGTAAGCCGCGTGTCTTGGAACGACACCCCATGCCTCGCACTTGTCCCGAAACTGACGAGCGATCTGGAACGAACGCGGCTCGCTTTTGTTGGTCACGTCCTCGCGAAGCTCCTCGAAATGGTCCAGGCACACCACCTTCTTGCCGCTCACATCTGAGCCGACAAAACCAAAGTAAAGAATACTGCGGTCGCCGTTGGCGCTGAAACTAGGGTCCAGGGCTGCAACCTTAGTTGGAGGCTCCAGCCACTCTACGCGCTGGTCTGCCCCGTGTTTGATGATGTCGGCCTCGCTGTAGATCGAGTCCTCTGATCCCGTCGGGCACCAGAAACCGCGATACATGCGCCAGTAGCCAGGGCTATTCGGACCCAGTTTGCTTGCACTTTCTGCAAGATTGTCGGGGGTAATCATCCACGGATAGATCACGTGCCCGGCGACAATGTTGGGCGACTTGTGGGCGTCGAAGTGCAAGCAGCGCCCGCGCTCGGTCTCCCACTCTTCGTCTTCGACCGTGATCGAGCCCCAACCGTTCTTAGGAGTAGAGAACTGGCCAAAGGGGTCGTAGTAACTCGCGGGGTTGCCGATGCCGATGAGCTGGAAAAACGGGTTGTTGGACAAGTTGGTGTAGGCGGCCTGGAGGATGGACTCGCCCAGTTCAGGCAACTCATCGGCGATGAAGATAACCCGCTGCTGCTTGATGCCGACCAGTTTGCCGATGGCTTCTTTCTCCTTCTTGCGTTCGGCCGCGATCAAGCTGATGCCGCACCGATCGCCGTATTGTTTACCGCTGCCGTCGTCGAACCGGATCATGCCGACCGAGTCCACGAGCTTGCCGGGCAAACCGGGGACAGCGCGCCACAGGTCGGTGATCGCGCCCCAGATACGCTTGCGGGATTCCTTGAGTGAGGTCGAGGTAACCAGGACCAAGGTGTTCCAGGGCGAGGAGAGAAACTGCACGATGGCCCACAAGGCGTAGGCCTGCGACTTGCCCGAGGACGCGCAGCCCGCCACGGCCAGATACTTGTTCTCCAGAGCAGATTCAATCATGCGCTCCAGCCACGGGGTCCACTCGACTCTTGTTCGAGAATCCGGATGGTTCCATAGCAGGTCCACCACCTGTTTGAAATGGTGCATAGGTCCGGGCGATTGCGGAGGTGGCTCGCGTAAACAAGTCAGCTCGACGGTCACGCGGGTGAGAAAGCCAGGCCATTCGCGCCCGTAGATCATCACCGTGTTCGAAGACTTGGCCTTCGCGGATTTCGCTGATTTTGGCATAAAATCTGTCAGCGTTTTGTCAGCGGGTGACCGCACACCCGGTTTTTACTCTGTAAAAAAAGTGGAGCCATGGGGATTCGAACCGGGCCCTGCGACCGACAAACACCTTTTTTAAAAAGTTTTTGTAACAGTGTCGGATCAATGGGTTACCAGTAATATCGGTAGAACTCATAAAAAGATTTCTTGCATCATGTGTAGGTTGTTGTCACCCTTTTAGCAACAAAAGTTGTCAGCGCGCTGACAAATCACATCGCTATGAAACGCACCAAAAATCTGGCTTGGCCGTTGGTCAAAAAGACCCGCTACGGCAAAGTCACCATCTATCGTCAGGTCCGGGAAAACCGGGAATCCTTCGCCGTAGCTTACAGGCTCGGAAAGACCCGGGTTCGTGAGACCACTAACAAACAAGAAGACGCCATCGAGCGTGCTGCCGTAGTCCTTTCCGCCTTCGAGAAAGGCGAGACTCCGCAGCCGATGGTCAAAAGCGTCGACAAATGGAAGCATGTCGTAGGCGACGTCCCGCTGGAAGAAGTGTTCCGCTCCTATGCGGAACAGCACAACTTGCTGCCCTCCGTCACCGTCAAGACGGTCGTCGATGAATTCCTCATAGTCAAGTCGCAAGATGGGCTTAAGCCCGACACCTACGCCACAATCAAAAGTCAGGTGTGTAAATTGTCGACCAGCTACGGGGCCAGTTTGATTAAGAATCTCACCACCGATGACTTGAACACGTTCCTGCGGGGTATCCCTGATCTCCGCTACCGGCACAACCACCGGGCCAACATCAAAGCGCTCTTCCGCTGGGCCCTGACCAAGAACTACGTGCGCTACATGCCGCAATACAACGGCACTGCGGCCGACGGGACCCAGGCCATCGCCTCCAAGCACTTCCAGAAAACTCCGGACATCTACACACCGGAAGAATTAAAACGACTGTTTGACGCGGCTAACTGGTCCATGATCCCGTGGTTGATTGCCGCCAACTATAGCGGCATCCGCAAAGCCGAGATCGCCCGGCTGCGTTGGGATGACATCGACTGGGACGAAGGCGCATTTGTGCTCAAGACAGAGATCACCAAAACTTCGAACCGGCGCATGGCCTACTTCCCACCGGGAGTCAAAGACGGCCTCAAAGAACTGGCGGTCATGGCCAAACTACAGAACCGGACCAAACTCGTGCATGGCAACATCAACAAGCTTGTGGCTAAACTACGCGCAGACGCCGGGGTCAAACACCGGAAGAACGGACACCGCAAAGCCTACATCACATACGCCATGGCCCTTACCCGCAACGCCGAAGAGATCGCCGAACAGTGCGGCAACTCAGCGCGAGAAATTCAACGAACCTACAAAGGCTTGTCGTCCAAAGCGATAGCCGAAGAGTGGTTTAAGGTGATTGACACCTCGGGCATTCAAACTAAAGTTTACTAACACAACACAGAACACACCGCTATGGCTAACCAACGAGATAAGAATAAAAGGATTCTCGGCGTCTACCTTGACCGAGAGACCTACCAACGACTGGGCAAACTGGCCCGGAGTAAGAAAACAACCGTGGCCGACCTGACTAGAATGCACGTCGAGCGCATGGTCGAAAAAGTCATCCTCACACCCGAGGATAAGAAACGTATCAAGGAAGAGCGTGCTCAAGCCGAAGCCAAACAAAAAGTTGCTTTGGCCAAAAAACGCACCTTCAACTCGCGCATGGAGCAGATGCGTCAAAAACTTGAGGGATGATATAAAAGAAGTAATATCCGGATCTCTCTACGCCCACGGGTGACTACCACCCTTTAACATAAACCCACCGCCAAAATACAAAGATGTACCAAGAAGTAGCCTTAGAACTGCACGATGAAACCCTGATCAAACTCGACAAACTGGCTAGTGAGCGCGGGCTGACCCGCGATGAACTCATCAACCAGTCCCTGCAGGAATTACTCGATGAGACTGAATCGTCTGGTTCTTGATGCCGGGAACTCCGTTCGCATCACGATGCTGCCCGAAGGGCGCGTGTGCGTGGAGCTTGAGGACGTGCGTCCGGATGTCGTCCCATCCGGTCCGCAAGACCTCATCTTCGACGTACTCGACGTGGCCGAGTTGTTAAAGACGACGCAACGGCACGTGCGCAACTTGATGCACCGGGAGAAAAATCCACTGCCCTTTTACAAACTCGGGCGCAAAGTCCGTTTCCGCGAGGCCGACATCCAGCAATGGATGAAAGCCGCACCGGACAACCTGGCCCGTAAATTCATAAAGGAGTTGAAAGCAGCGTGATCATCGCTATCGACCCAGGGAAATCGGGCGGTTTTGCGTTCGGCTGTCATCTTTCGACAGTTGAACTCAAAAACATGCCCGAGACCCTGGGCGATCTGGTGGATCTCTTCCGCCAGTTCCCGCAACCCGCCACCGTCTACATGGAGAAGGTCGGTGGGTATGCGGGAGGAGCGGGCGCACCAGGCAGCGCGATGTTCAATTTTGGCAAGGGTGTTGGTCACCTCGAAGCGATAACCTATGCGCTCGGCTTCGAGACCCGGCAGGTGGCTCCGCAGAAATGGCAGAAGGCGCTGAGCTTGGGCAACTCCAACGGCATGACCAAGACCGAGTGGAAGAACAAGCTCAAGAACACGGCGCAGCAGCTTTACCCCAATAGCAAAGTGACCCTCTCCACGGCCGACGCTTTGCTTATTTACCACGCGGCCCATCGCGGACTAATTTGAAAAGCCTCTACGCCGCTCAAGAGCAGCACGTGGGACAGTTGGTCCGCGCGCTGAACAAGCACCGGGCCGCGTTGGATTCGTCGGACACCGGCACGGGCAAAACCTTGTGCGCGGTCGAGACAGCCAAGCGGCTCGGTGCTTCCATCTTCGTCGTCTGCCCGAAGATCGTCGTGCCGTCCTGGGAGCGCACGGCCAAGGAGCAGGGTTCGAAGCTGCTAGGTATCCTCAACTACGAGAAGCTGCGCACCGGTAAAACTCGCTTCGGACATTGGTCGGGCAAACAGTTCGAGTGGAAGATTCCAAACGACTGTTTGATTATTTGGGACGAGGTTCATCGGTGCCAGGGGCTCTGGAGCCAGAACGCCAAGATGCTCATCTCGGCCAAACCTTGGCGCAATCTCCTGCTATCGGCCTCCGCCGCCGAAGACCCGACCGAGATGAGGGCGAGCGGATTTCTCCTCGGGCTGCACACCCTCTCCAACTTTTTCAACTGGGCTAAAGCGCACGGCTGCGAGGTAAACCCGTGGGGTGCGCTTGAATTCAAGCACCGCGAGCAGTGGGCCTTGGACAAGATCAACTACGAACTTTATCCGGAGCACGGCGATCGTATGACACGGTCCATGCTTGCCGAGCACTTCCAGGAAACGCGCATCATCACCGATCCGCTGGACTTCGGCGACAAGGGTGCGATCAAAAAACTTTATGACGAAATGGACCAAGAACTCTCGGCCCTCGAACAAAGGATCAAAGGCGACAGCAAAAACAAAGCAGCGCAAAAACTCGTCGCGCAGCTCCGCGCAAGACAAGCGGTCGAACTGGCGAAAGTACCAGCGACGGTTGAAATCATTGAGGACGAACTCCACGCAGGCAATTCGGTGGCCGTCTTCGTCAACTTTGATGCGACGATTGAAGCCATTGGGCAACGCCTCAAAGCGCCCTACGAAGTCATCAAAGGCGGTCAGAAAGCCGACGAGCGACAGTTGGTCGTGGACCGATTTTCAAGCGATGCTAATCACGTCGTCCTCTGCAACATCGCCGCAGGGGGACTCGGAGTTTCGCTACATGACCAGCGAGGCGTGAGGCCGCGCACCGCGATCATCTCGCCGACATTCAACGCGAAGGATCTTTTGCAGACGCTCGGACGCGTGGATCGTGCGGGTTCCAAGAGCCAATCCGTGCAGCGCATTCTCTTCGCGGCCGGGACGGTGGAGGAGAAAGTTGAAACGAGCGTTCGACTTAAATTAAAAAATCTGGCCGAACTGCATAAAGGTGACTTGACACCCACACCCGACAATGTTGTATTAGGGGTACAAATGAAGGACACCGCACCACAAGCCGTAGTGGCCCCTGCGAGCGAACCGGCCCACGCCAAGCACGGCCCCTCCTCGCTTAAGTACAAGGAGATCTGTCCGTCATTCGCGAATCGCGAAGGCTCCAACTGGGCTTCGGACAAGGGCGACCGGATTCACGCGGCCATGGAATTTGATGACCCGTCCAAGTGCGCCAACGACGAGGAACGGGCGATCTATGAATCCCTGCAGGGGTTCGTCGGAAACATCATCAAGCGGAGGACGGGGAAATGACTGAGATAGAAATCTTGGACATCGATCAGTTCGCGTGGGGCACGTCGGCACGTACGACAGACCCTGATACTTCGAAGGCGGCGGCCTCATCTCAAAAAAACAATCTACGTTGGGGGTCCCAAAGGCATCGGCTCCTGCAACTGTTTTACGAGCTTGGAGAGATGACAGACGAGGAAGCGGGAAAAGCCTCCGGCCTCTATGACGCAAGGGCCTGTTACTGGAAGCGGTGCGGGGAGCTGCGAGATTTTGGACTTATCGCCGACACAGGGAGAACCCGGATCAGTGGATGCGGAAATGAAGTGCTCACCTCTACGATCACCGAAGAAGGCGTCTCAAGGCTTAAAGAAATGGAAGGTCAGGGAAATGAGTAGCACCCCACGTACTGACGAGGCCATCGAGCGGTGGCACCAGGGCAAGGTCAACATCCTTGAGGAGATAGCTAAGCTCGAAATCGATTTGAACCTCGCCGAGGCCGAACGCGTGGAGCTGGCCAAGCAACTGCAAAGCGAAAAAGAAATGTACGCCGCGTGTCAGAACGAATGTGAAGAGCAAGCCCGACTACTTGGCATGAGCGGGGAGCGCGAAGCCGCTTTACTCACCAAAACCGGCTACTGGGAGTCCCTGATTAACTGGCTCGAACAAGTTCAGGAAGCCTACAAGGGCCGGGACCGCGACGACCTTACACAACTTTACGCGCGCGGCCCTTTCGCCGGTTGGAGCCAAGAGAAGATGGTCCGGCTGGCCGATGAGCTTTGGGAGAACGAGCAGAAATACCCGCTACGAGGAGACAGGAAATGAGCGAGCCGAACTACATTGTCGGCAAAGCTGAATTCGTCCCCTACCCCGACTGGGTTTGCAAAACATGCGGAGACAAGTTCGGGCGCGGCATGCCCGAAGGACATCTCGCCACCTGGCACATCGAGAAGTGCGACATCTGCAACCAAGAAGTCGAGGTCACAGAACCACGGGATTTTCGCCACATGAAGAAGTGGCCGATTGAAGACAAATGACACACATCGCCAAAGACTATCGTGAAGTAAGGGTCCAGATAGACCTGGGCCATGGACGCAGCACCTTCGGGACCTGCGATCGGTTCGTTGTCTACTCCGACAACACGGCCGACGCCATCGACTATAAGACCGGCTACGGCAAGATCGATGACGCCGAGATCAACATCCAGGGCCAGGCCTACGTGCTTGGCCTATTCCAGAAATTTCCACAGGTGACAGAAATCACCATGTGGTTCCTTGTGCCAGCGCGGGACGAGGCGAGCATGCACGCGTTTACTCGGGACGACATACCGGCCATTCGGCTTCGTATCTCGACCATTATTGAGCGTGCGGAGTGTGGTGGGCACTACAATCCGCAACCGGGCGTGTGTGATTACTGTGGGAATCAGGGTCGCTGTCCCGCGCTGGCCTCTAAAGTCCTGACCATCGCACAGAAGTACCAAGAGGACGGCCTCCCGATCCCCGAGTCCGTCCATGGCAGCGAACAGGATGACCCGGTCAAAGTGGCAGCGCTTATGACACTTGTCCCGATCGTGGAGTCCTGGGCCAATGGGGTCCGCAAACGTGCCACCGAAATGGCCGTGGATCATGGGATGGAGCTTCCGGGGTTCAAGGTCATCGAGATGTCCAAGCCCCGCTCGATCACCTCGGCGCTCGGAGCCTACGAAGCGGTGCAGGAAGAGGTTGGTCTGCGCGACTTCATGACCTGCGTCGACAAGGTTTCGTATCCGAAACTCGAAGAACTTTTTGCCAGTAAGGCCAAAAAAGGCACGAAAGCGAAAACCCGCCAGATCCTGGAAGGGAAATTGCGGGACCTGGGAGTCCTCCAAGATGAGGGGGTCTCCTATCAACTAAGGAAACAAAAGAACCAATAAACCAATAGAACCAAATAAAATGACTGTATCGTTCAAAGAAGCAGCTCCGGCTGCAACCCAAGCTTCCTCCACGGAAGTTCAAATCGTGCCTGCGGGTGACAATCACCCGAAGGAGATAGTCGCCTCCAACACTGCCATTCCCGGCGGGGCCAAGGGCATGCAAGGTGAATTCACCGCGCGCGACATCCAACTCCCGCGTCTGTCCCTCGTCCAAAAGATCGGCGACTTGGCCGATTCCGGTCTGATGCCCGGCTCGTTCGTCTTCAACAAGGAAGTCCAGCTCACCGACGGCAAGACGCCGATCGAGATGACGGTCCTTCGCTTGGTTAAACAATACCGGCAGAAGCTCGAATACGGCGACCCGGCAACGCCCCTGGTCTTCGACACCCAGCAGCAGGTCATCGACAACGGCGGGACGCTCCGCTACGGCGAACCCAACTACTTCCAGGAAGTGGCTCACCTCTTCGTGGCCGTCGCCAAACCGGCGAACCTGGCCGAGGAGCACGGCGCGCACTTCTACCGCCAACACGGTGGCAAGTACTACACGCTGGCCGTTTACTCGGTGGCCTCGACGGCCTTCACCGCTGTCGGCAAGAAAGTCATCACGGCGGGTTACAACCAGCTCCGTGACGGCCTCTGGCTCGGCAAGTGGGCGCTGACTTCCAACCTGCAAAAGAACACCAAAGGCTCGTGGTTTGTCCCCGATGCCAAGTTCGACGGCATGCACGACAAGGAAGCTGCGGCTTTCTTTGAAGGCATGGTGACCAGCAGCCAGTAATTCAACTTGTCCGGATGGAGCGCATGCTACTCGGGGAGATCCCGTTGGGCCGCCTTATGTGTGTTGAGCTGTTAGCTCACATGCGGTGTGACGCGGTGTGAAACAAAGCTCTGTCCGGACACTTACCTCCCTAAAATGGAAACAGCAGCGGTCGATTTTGAGACCTACTACAGCAAAGAAGTGGGCATCGAAACGCAGGGCGTGTGGCATTACTGCCGCCATCCTGAATTCGACGCCTATTTAGTCACGATATCCACCAGCACCGGCCAGAAATACTGCGGACGTCCCGAGAATTTCGATTGGTCGCAGATTTCGGGCGAAAATTGGCGTTGGGTCAGCCACAACCGGAGCTTCGACAAGCCGGTCTACGAGAGTCTTTGCGAGAATAACGTAATTCCGGCGCTATTTCCGCAGGTTTGGGACTGTACGGCCGATTTGAGCGCCTTCCTCGCCGTGCCGCGCAACCTCAAGGGCGCATCGGAAGCCCTTTTGCAGGCCAAAATGTCCAAAGACACCCGCAACAAGATGAAAGGCAAGCGCTGGGAAGACATGGACGAGGCCTTCCGCCGCGAAGTCGAGGAATACGCCATCAAGGACGCCGATTACTGCCTCGAACTCTGGCAGAAATACGGCTCGGAGTGGCCTGAACAGGAGCAATGGCTGTCGCGCGAGACCACGCGCATGTGCCTGCAGGGTGTTCCGATCAACAGGACGTTGGTGCGCGATCGCATAGAGCACCTCAAAATTTTATTGTGGGAGGCACAGCAGAAACTTCCATGGGTGCAGGAGGACAAGAAGATCCTGTCGCCGCTGGCCTTGGCCGAAGAGTGCCGGAAGGTCGGTATCCTTCCTCCTCCGTCGCTGGCCGAGGACAGCGAGGAGTGTGAAGCGTGGGAGAAACAATACGGCGCGCAATACCCGTGGATCGCGGCCATGCGCCAATACCGCAAATGCAACGGACTGTTGCGAAAGCTGGAGACGATGGAGCAGCGCACGCGTCCGGACGGATGGATGTCATACGGGCTCAAGTATTACGGGGCTACCACGGGCAGGGACTCAGGGGATGCGGGGCTCAACATGCAGAACTTGCAGCGCGCCGAGAGCTACAACGTCAACGTACGCGGGCTCATCGAAGCACCGGAGGGTATGTCTTTGGTTGTCGCGGATCTGTCCCAAATCGAACCGCGATGCCTGGCATGGCTGGCCAAAGACGACGAAATGCTGGAGTTCATCAAAGCCAGCACCGACCTCTACGAAGCACAAGCCCGGGCGTGGGGATTCTGGGACAAACCGGAGTCACTGCGCACGGATACAACCGGTATTCGCCACCTGGTCAAACAGCTCAACCTGGGTCTCGGCTACGGGATGGGCATCAAGCGTTTCACCGATGTTACCGGCTTGCCGATTAACGAAGCCAGCCGCCTTGTCCATCTTTACCGCAGCAAGAACCCGAAGGTCGGAGAACTGTGGAGAATATTGGAAAACAATTTTCGCAGCGCCGTCATCAAAAACGCAGAGAAATTCTTTGTCGAGTTGCCCAGTGGCCGGAAGCTGACCTACCGCGAGCCCAACAACAACGAAGGCCACTTATCTGCCAAAGTTGTGCGAGGGGGCCAATTTGTCCGACTTAAATGGTGGGGCGGGAGCCTCACGGAAAACCTTACCCAGGCCATGGCCAGGGACTGTTTTATGGAAAGCGTGCGCAAGATCCGCGAAGCCGGATTGAGCATCATCATGCGCGTCCATGACGAAGTGGTCTGTTGCGTCCACGACGATCAGGCCGAGGAGGCCAAGGAATTCATCACGCAAATCATGTCAACGCCGCCGGAATGGGCAAAAACCCTACCTCTGGCAGCCGAGGCCAAGATCACCAAGAGATACGAAAAATAATTATGGATACATCCCAACAACACGCAGAAGCCGTGGCCAAGTATCTTGGCCTTACCACAGAGCTGGGCAAGATGGCGCTCAAGACATTCCTTGAGTGCGCGATCCTGCTCGACGAAAAGAACCGCGACTATGGCCCGGGCAACATCAGCGCCTTCGGGGAAAAGGGCGTGATCGTGCGGGTCAACGACAAGATCGAACGTCTCAAAACTTTGGTCTGGGGTGACAAACACCCAGAACACGAGAAGGTCAGCGACACCTGGCTGGATCTGGCCAACTACGGGGTCATCGGCCTCATGTGTCATAGAGGGGAGTGGAAATGAAAGCTCTCAAGATTATCTTCGGGTGCCTGCTCGGTTTCGCGGGGGCCAAGACGCTCACCGACCACTGGACTCGGGAACAGATGTCCAGGGAGTTGGACAACTGGAACCAAGAGGAATGGAAACAGGATCTCCTCGATGCACGGGTCCGGGAGTTCATGGACCAGATGGAAAGGAAACACCTATGACCCCGATCATAGGACTATTTTTGAGTTGGCTTGGACTCATCGGTTTCGGCGCTTGGCTGGCCGCGAACGGGAGGGATTCGAAGCGATGATCAGCGAAACAGCCATCAGGGTCTTCGAGAAACTCAGCGGCTGGACCGAGAAGTCCAAGTTCGAGGCCGAACACAACGGCTATGTCACCGTCGAGGAAGACGTCATGACCGGCGAGGCCAACGCGTTCCTCTGGACCGTGGGCCCACTCGAAGACCACCACATTGACCATCTGCAATACATGCACCTAGGCGACTACGTATTCGTTAAAAAATGAAATCATTCTACCTCCCCAATATGTCCGCCACGGACATGAAAGAAATGCCGATCCCGCCTTGGAAGGCGACGATCTCGCCCTACCCGGTTTCGACCAAGGACGAGTACGAGAAGTGGATCAAGGACAAGGGCACCGATCACTGCTTCTACACGGCGATCGAAGCGGTCAATCCGCACCGCCGCGTGAGTCTGGAGAACCCGGCCAAGTACATGCACGGGCTGGTGGCTGACTATGACGCCAAGCTCCCGGCCAACTTCAACCTGCAGGAGCTACTCGAACGCTGCAACCCCGATGCCTTGCCCAGGGCTATAAGTAAAACTTTCAGCGGGAACGCCCGCATCGTCTGGGAATTCGCCAAGCCGCTGGTCGTGGACTGCCCGGACTTCACCAAGGCGATCATGAAGGAAATCGCCCGCAAGTTCAAACTGGCGAAGATCCTGCCTGGTCTTGATGAATGCACCTTCCGCACCAACCAGCTCTTTGAAATCGGCCACGATTGGGTCGAAGTGCCCGGGGCTCCCGTGGTCGGAGAAGATGTATGCGGGGATCTCCTGATCGAGGCGATCGGCAAGGTCAACTGGAACAAGGTCGGCGAGACCGATGTCGAAATCCCGATGGAACGTATCGCGGCTGAAGTCGAGGCCCGCTGGCCGGGACGCTGGACCGGCGAGTTCAAGGTCGGGGCGAGGGGACCTACCTTCTGGATCGAGGACGGTATCGACCGCACCGGCTGTCAGGTCGGCGACCACGGCATGGTCTGCTACACCGACAGAGCGGGCAAAGCGTTTGTCCCGTGGGGCGAACTCTTCGGCAACGCCTTCGTTGAGAAGTTCCGCGAGGAGGTCATCGGCAAGGCCGTCATGGAGTTCTACTACGACGGCAAGTCGTATTGGTTCAAGAACGGCACCGACCGCTGGTACGACGCGCGCGTGGAGAACATCACCCGGGCTCTCCGGGTTCATGGGATCAAGACCGAGACCAAGAAGGGCGCGTCCCAGATGGACCGCGTCATCTACACGATCGAGACCCAGAGACGGGTGGACGCCGCCGTGCCGATTCTCTTCACCGACGAAGAGGTCGTGGATGTCGGCAACGACCGGTTTCTTAACACCAACTTCCGCAAGCCGGTGCAGCCCGCAGCGGATGGATCGGAAACCATGTGGCCCTTCATCAAGAGCTGGCTCTGGCCGGTCTTCGGCGAAGAGCAGCTTCCTTACTTTTTAGCTTGGTTGAGTCGATTCTACAAGGGAGCCATCGAGAACGAACCGACCCAGGGCCAGGTGGTCGTGGTGGCCGGTGGCCCGAGCCAGGGCAAGACGCTGCTGGGCTGGAGGGTCGTGGGCGCGGCCATGGGAGGCTTTGCCGATGCCGCGATGTACCTGCAAGGCAAGACCAGCTTCAACAAGACAGCAGCCGAGCACCCCATCTGGAGCCTGGATGATCCCACCGGCATGATCGACTACGACAAGCACAAGGCTTTCGGAGAGTCGATCAAGGCCCACGTGGCCAATCCCCGGGTCAGCTACCATCCAAAGCACAAGGACTCGATCGAGATTCCCTGGTACGGACGACTCTTCATGACCTGCAACACTGATCCCCAGAGCCTCGGAGTCCTGCCACCGATGGACAATGCGGTCGCGGACAAGATCATGCTCTTCAAGTTAACCGACTACCAGCACCCGTTCGAAGCCAACCACAAGGTCGAGGCGGTCCTGGAAGCCGAATTGCCGCACTTTCTGCGGTGGTTACTCGAATATTCTCCGCCTGCAGAGGTCCTGTGGCCAGAGAATCAGAGGTTCGGGATCAAATCTTACCACAACCCCGAGATGCTCCACACCGCCGTCGAGGATAACCCGGCGACCCGTTTGGTGGAACTCATCGACATGTGGGCGACCGCGATGCGGCGGGACAACAAGACCATGACGGAGTGGAAGGGGACGGCCACCGATCTCTATGCCCAGCTCACCGGGCTGGAGGAGGGACGGTTCAAGCCTCTCCTGAGCCGCTACACCACGATGCGGTTAGGCAGGGAACTGAGAACATTGGTCCAGAGAGGCGGGACCAGGGTTCAGAAGGCGTCCAAGGGCGGGAACGTGAGCAAGTACACAATCAGTGTAGTGGAATAAATATGAGTATAGAAGAAATGACGAAAAAAGTAGGGGAGCTGCTGGCGCTAGTGTTTGGGTGCCTGTTCCTGATGGGAGCGTTCACCGTGGCCATTGGCTTTGTCGCCGGGGCGTCCCTGATGTCCTGGGCCTTTGTCACATGGGCCTGGGGGCTCATTCCGTAAAGATTTTACCGGGGACTGGGACCAAATAAAGCAACAAGCCCCTGGGGAGGTGGCCGCGCTAACCAGTCTTCAGTCCCCGGTATCTTTTTAACTAGGCCAGCAGGGAGGCCAGGTAGCTCAGCAAACGGCGGAACCGGAAGGGAGCCTTAGCTGCCCTCGGGTTGCGTCGCTCGAAATACCCGATCCCGCCGTAGGGGCCAATGACGATGCCATTCTCTGGTAAACGATACATTTAAAATCACCTCCTTTCATGACCCGGGGAACATAGGCAGGAGGGATCAGGGGTCCAGGAACGATGTTGTAACCATGGTGAGGCATTCCAGGGGATAAGGGGTGCTATAGTTTACAAAATGTGTGTTCATTAGTATCCAGTATACCCGGTCGGGAAGGTGATAATTCAGTTACTCAGTGATCAGGGATTCAGTATACCCGATCTGGGCGCTGGTTAAATTGAGAAACAATTCTGCTGTCGTATTCTATAGGTGGGGTTCTTTTTTCAAAAATTCTACCCCACCCAGAGTTAAGTATCAGGGGATCAGGGGTTTAAGTGCCCAAGGTGGGGTAGGTGGGGTGGGGTGGGGTCGTTTTAAATTTTGCGGCCGCCAGACGGCACTCGCGGCCACGGGGGACCGCCGCCGCGCCTTTATATAATATTTTTAGAAATAAAAGTTAGGAACCCCACCCTACCCCACCTAAACCCATGTATAAGTCCTTGTAGTCAGGCACTTACAGCGAATTCGCTACCCCACCTTCCGAGGGGTCTACCCCACCTTCCTCTCTGTAGGATTAGGGTGGGGTAAAAATTCTACCCCACCTGTCCGTGATAAAAGGTTCTCGTGAGTCCGAAATAGGGAAAATTTTTTCTCAGACCATGTATATGTAGCATCGTCTGCGCGAATACCCCCGTGCCCACCCACCCGCGTGGTGGGGGCGCGCGCTCGCATATACGCGCGCTCCTGGCGGAGGCCATTAAGAAACACGCGGCGCAGCCCGCGCATGCACACACGCGCGCTTCTGTTCGCCCTCTGTCCGTGCCGCGCCACGCTCCGCGTGATCGCGTAGCGCGCGCGGTCTTCGTGCGCATTATGCGCAGGAAAGACGGGGGCTTGGATTTCGGTAGTAGTGGCAGCTTCGGCGATGTCGGAGCGGCTCTCGGCAGAGGGCGACGACCTTGATCGGTCTGATCTTTAACATTCCAACCAATGCTTCTGACAGGAGCGTCTGGCCAACCGAGTGGGTGGGTGACGTGGCTTGTCAGCGACAGAAAAAGCGGCGGTGTAAACGGCGGTCTCACGACCAAGGGCCAAGGCAGTTTGGAGTCTCTGTGTAGCGACAGAGTTTCTGCTGGCAGCCGGAGCAAGATGTCTCCTTCCGTGCCGGAAAAACGGATGAAAGTTATGCGGTAGCAATCCATGCGGGCCATATGCCAACCCGAGCCGACACACCGACGCATGACCTACACCAAGACGCACACCGCGTCACCTAACCCTTAACCTGTTCCAACAGCGTTGCTGTTGGTTCAGTTCAGATCATCCATCGGGTGGTTTGAACTCGAATCAATAACACATCAGATAAAGAAAAGAATCGTATGAACTCAATCATCCCTGTCACTGAAAACCGCATCACCAACCCCACTCTCGACAACGAGGGCGGATTCTCCGCGTCCTTGCTCCGCAAGACCTTGGTCGCGGCCAACCCCGATTGGACGAAGAAGCAGATCCGCGAAGCGGTGAACACTCAACTCAAGGGCGAGCAGCAGATCGCCCTCGCCAACACCAACGAGGCCGTGCGCCGGGGCTACACGTTCCTGAAGCAGACGATCAGCAAATCTGGCCGTATGCACATCACCCTCACGCCTCCCTCGAAGGCGAGCAACCGCAAGGTCGCGCTCTCCACGCTCTCGATCGAGGAGATCGAGGCGGAGCTGATGCGCCGCCGCTCGGTCGCGGTCGCCTAACCCTCGCGGCTATACACACGGCCCTCCCTTCGGGGAGGGTCGCAGTATGGCAGCACACACAGGCAACCAATGCAAAAGCCGCAGGCCTATCTGCGGGAACACTCGACACATAGCCTCTACGGCTTCAATCCGAACCTTCGACCGCTGGCATGACCGGAACTGGTCTTACAACCCGGATCTGGACACTCGCCGGATCGCCCGCGAATCGGCCCGAAAAGCCAAGCCTTGAGTCCTCAACCCCATGGCTCTACTCTGTTCGGACTCAGTCCTCCTCTGAATCGCTGACAGATTCACGCTCGAACTCGACATCCAAGACATCATTCTCAAGCCGAGTCGGAGCCGCGCCGATCGTTCCGTGCATCCAACCGATGTTGACGACCGCCGTGTTTCCTTTCTCCTCATCCAAGCCGGTGGCCTTCCGAGCGATGTTGTCGGCAATCTGCGCGTCCTTCCATGATCGCGGCGCTGGAAGAGATGCTGATTTCAGCGCCTTGTGCGCTATCTCATACATCATGCTCCTGTGTGCCGCACCCTTAGACTTCCAGTCTTCTTCTAAAACTTGCGCCAGTTCCTCAATCGCTTGTGGCTGAGGCTCTTGTGCAATCGCTTCCTTCTTAATTTTATACCACCCAGCCTTACCGATCTTCGTATAAACCGTATTTTCCGCGATGCTGAATCGCTTCGCTATCTCTTTCGGGTGCATCCCGTTCAGATAGCACACCTTCACAGAGTCCCATCTTTCCTTGGGTATGTTCGTTCGTATCTTGCCCACGAGTGACTACCACCTATACATGATCCCCTGTTCCCCTGCAACCGGAAACACTGAATCTCTGATCCCCTGATCCCTTTCCCGCTGGCCCTCTGCCAGCACAACAACAGAAAGACAAACACATCATGCCACTGCATGCCCTCATCATCTCCGAGAACGGAGAGACCGACGCGATCATCGAATCCATGGTCGCCCACAAACCCAACCTCAGCGCCGACGACATCCTCGACGCCATCGCCTGCCAACCCGTGGAATGAAGACCCCCAATTCACCGACCACCATGGCCTTCATCTCGACGACACCGGTCACCCGGCTGCGCATCGAGCAGGCCCAACCCAAGCCCGAGCGCAAGACCGAATACGTCTGGCGTCCCGGCTCCAAGCACATGGTTCGTGTGCCCTGCGTCCATGCGTAGGCTCGTCGCAATCATGGTCTGGCTGGCCTATCTGGTCGGCCACAATCCCCTGGGCCACTGGTTCTATGAGACCAGCGGCTCGCTCGAACTCTGGCTCGACGAACGGGCGTAGAGTTTTTTTCCTTGCGGTGACAACCACCCGCAAGCCATAACCGAAAACACAACTCAGGGTGACAACCCTACAACACATCGCAACACACATGAAAACTCCGCATCGTCGTGCCTCGTCACGGCATTTCTCGATCACACCCGCCGCTCGTCCCGAGCACTTCCAGTATGGACGTGTCGTGACCGAGCAACGCAACCACCAGACCACGATCCCGTGGAAAATGTCCGTGGGCCGCTATCTGGCTCTCGGGGCCACCCTCAACGAAGCCACCGCCGATCTCTTCGCCAAGGTGATCAGCGGCAATCCGCTCGCCTAACGCCATGGGCGCATCATTCAACTACCGCCTCTTCGGCGATTTTCTGGACAGAAAAACCATCGCCAAAATGTGGGACGACATGTGCGAGCAGTCCCGGCACGACCACGGCCATTCCTATTCCGGAGACATCGGCACGCTGCGCGGAAACGTGCAGTGGCACGAGGAAGTGCTGCCCGCACAACACCTCGCTTATGCATTCGTCCTGCAAAACCACAAAGAGAAGTGGGACCCGCCAGTGGCCGCTCCCTACGTAAGCGAAACCGGCCACAAAATGTGGCTCATCGGAGGCTGGTGCCGCTCATGAACCAAGTCAACCCGCACAACATGACCAAGCCCGAGCTGCGCAAGTGGGCCAATGATCTCTGCGACCAGTGGAACTGGAACGCGGGGACCATGGACATCGTCGAGCAACTCCAAGCCGAGGGCATCCAGCCCGACAGCCGCGAGTTCGAGGTCTTGTCCAAGGAGTTCAACAAGTTCTTCAACAACCCCACGGTGCCTCACATCGAGATCATCAAGGAGCTACTGGAGCGCGACGAATGAACATCACACCAACGCCGACGCTGGAACCCTTCATTCGCCCCGAGTGTGTTGTGGCCATCTACGGACACGAGACCAAAGAGATCAAGTGCATCGGACGCACCCGCACTGTCAACCAGACCGTGCTGCGCGATGTCATCGCCTACGACAGCTTCGAAGTGGCGAAAGAGAAAGTCGAAGAGTCCGCCAACATGGCCCGACAAGTTGGGGCCACGCGCACCTATGAAGTGCGTCCACCCAAGCCCTCCGATGTAGCTCGGCTCCGCGCGACCGACATCGCCACGCATCTCTCGGAATACATTGCCTACATCCTCGCTCAAGAAGTCGAGAACCTCGCCTACTGCATAGACGAGAACGACTACTACGAGAGCAAGATCCACGAGGAGATCCTCGCCGCCGTCAAAGACACACTCGATCTCAGCCTCAACCCCGAGGACAACAACCCGGTCTCCATGGGTTGGGTCGGGTCCAACGGACTGCCATGAACCTCCACAACCAACTCCTCATCGCCGCGCTGGCCCTGTTTGCCTTCATGCAACTGGTCGACCGGCTCATCCCGACACCATGAACCCCTGCACCCCTGGCCCCTGGACCGTCACACCGCACTACGATGGATACCATGAGGACTCCTCGCACGGAGTCTTCACCATCGAAGAAGTCGAAGCCGAGGCCACCAAACTCTACGAGGCCGTGCTCGACGCCGAACCCGATTCGGCCGAGGAGCAAGACGCCGCGCAACAACTGGAGGCACTCCAAGACTCGACCGCCCGACTCATCGCCGCCGCTCCCGACCTGCTCGACGCACTTATCCTTCTTCACGAAGCCAGTGATGGACTGCTCGGCGAGTCCGAATGGATGGACGCCCGTCTGAAGCAGGCCAAAGCCGCCATCAAGAAAGCCACACAACCATGAACAACACCACCTGTCCCGATTGCAATGGCACCGGAGCCGACGCCAACCACCACTACCCCGATGGTTCCGCTGCCGCCTGTCAAACCTGCGAGGGCTACGGCGATCTCGGTCCGTTGCCCACACGTGAGCAGTTCCACCGGTTCCTAAAGAAATGGGCCGAGGAACACGGCAAGGAATTCATCGACATACCTCTGCGCGACGTCCCTCTCGACGACCTGCGGGGCGTGCCGACCCTGAACCCATGACCTCCTTCAAGACCTACGTGCGGCGCGTTCTGGCCCTGGGCCCGATCGACTCCCGCAAGAAGGCCCGACAATACCGCAACCTCTTCTTCGGCTTCCATGCCGACCACAAACCCAAACCCCTGGTCTCCTTGGCCAAGGCGTTTCCGAAACCATGAACAATCCACTCATCATCCAAACCGCAGCCCACTTCAACGCCACCCATGACTACGACATGAACGCCGCGCTCGAACTATCATCGCTCGTGCTGCGCCATGCCCACATGGTCCAACTAGCCCGCAAAGAAGCGGCCGATCCCCAACTCTCCTTACCCTTACTCGACACACCATGAATCCACAATACGGCACACTAGTAGTCACCATCGGGAGCGAGCCCGCCCACGAAGGCATCCCCTGCATCCCTGCAACAACAACCCTGACCATCGACCCGCATGAGGTCCACATCTCCAGGCCCGGATGTCCGGGTATTTCGTGGGAGAAAGAACCCCTCGAACGCGTGGTCATCTCGTTCACTGACATCCACGAACTCGACGACGTGAGTCTCGACGACCTCAGTCCCTGCAGCAGTTCACCCACCCACTAAATCAAACAACGACACACCATGAAATCCTGCACCATCGGGATGCCGCAAGAGCAGCGTCCCTTCAAAAGCAACATCGAAATCTACAAGGTCGGCGGCACAATCTACCGCTCCGCCGACTACCAATCCATGGGCGACGCCGTGGCTAACGGAGCCGCCTACACCTTCGGGGCCTATGAGTGCGACGGCCGCGCCGCCTACGACATCTTCGAGGCCATGTGCGCCGTGGCTGTTTGCCTGGAATTCGAAGCACACAAGGAAGACCTGCGCGGCGACGTAGTCATCAACGACCGCTACATCTTCGAAGACGTGAGTCTCGACGAGTTCGGTCTCTGCATCAGTTCGCTCGTCGAAGGATCACACATATGAAAGACAAACCATTCTACATGGAGCTGATCATCCGCTCCTCCGAGAAATACCACGACACCCGCCCCGACGAGGGGCACATCTACGTCCCGATCTACTACATGTGGCAGGAGGGACCCGACGACCAGCACTTCCAGTTCGAGCCCGACAGCGACAACTGCTGGGCTGAGGTTGATGAAGACAGCGGCGACTACGTCATCCCCGCTGCGGGCCTGCCCTCGCTGCCCTTCAAGCCGCCGGTCATCGACTACACCTACGACACATGGAGTAAAGGCAAGCGTATCAAACGCAAGATGAAGGTCGTGCAGGTCTACCACCTGGGCTTCATGGCCGAGGTTCCCGAGCCGCATCGCCGCTACGGCGCTCCGACCGGAGCCACGCCCGAAAGCCGCATCGTCTCCAAGAAATATCTCAAGTCACTCATGGACCTCTGGTCCTTTTGAACCAATGAAACTCCAAGTCTACGAGCGCAACGTCTACGGACGCAGCACCATTTATCCGACCGGCGAGGAGGGCCCCATCCTCCAAGCCCTGACCGGACGCAAGACCCTTGACATGCCCGACCTGCGCAACCTGCAGCACCTGGGCTTTGAGATCGCCTTCGTCCCCGATCCCAACTCCGCCATGGCCAAGCACACGGCCCACACCCTGAACCGATGAACCCTCGAATCCTGTTAGCCAAACTCTGCTACTACCTCGGCGACCGAGTCAGCTACCCCATGCTCCGCTATGACTCGGTCGTGCTGTTTCACGTCTACCTCCACCTCATGCGTTGGAGCGACAAGCTCGACAACCAGAACGCGGTCTGGGGACCGCCCGTCAACTCATGAGCTACGAATTCCACACCGAAGAATACAAAGGCTGCACGATCCGCATCGAGCAGGACGAGCACCGTGAAGATCCCCGCGCCGACTACGATCACATCGGCACCATGATCCCCTGGGACAATGAACGCCGGGGCTATGTCTGCAAGGACATGGACGACTACGACCGCGAAGAGTTCATCCGCTCTCTGGCGGCGGAGCAACTCGCCGTCCGTGAGAGGTTGGTCGGCAAAGAATACGCGCGATTCGAAGATACCGACGACGACGATCCCGATTACATGCCACGGCCCGATCCGGACGACCTGATCGAGATGGCTTGTGCCGACAACGTCGTCCTTCCCTACAACTATTACAGCGGCTCCCAAGGCGGAGTGCGCGAAGGCGATTGGGAACGCTGCACCGGCTACATCTACATCCCCATGAACGTGGCCCGCGACAACTGGTCGGGCACCGACGAAGAGATCCGCTCCAAAGCCGAGGCCTGCCTGCGGGCTGAGCTGACCGAGCTTGACCAGTGGATCAACGGCAACGTGGCCGGATGGGTAGCCGAAGATCCGGACGGAAATCAAATCGAATCCGTCTGGGGCTATTACCCCGACGAGTATCCCAAGGAATGGGACTACCCGATACAATGCGCCAAGGACGCCATCGACCAGTGGCACGAAGAACAACACGAACTCGAAACCCAACTCTGCATGAACATTTAGTGCATGAGGTGACCACCACCCATTTATGGAAAAATTATACACCAACATCTGTCACTGGATCGGACTGCGCCTCTTCACCCTGGGCGCGCAGCTCTCCGGTTTCAACGTCTTCACCATGTATCAGCCCGAAGGCGACCCCTACGTCCGGGCCATGCATGTGGCGACTGACCCCGCCCAACTCAACTCGTCCATGAGGACCTATGTCGAGCAGCTCGACGCCACCTACGAACTATGAAGCTTTGTTTCACCAACGAGAAAGCCGTCAGCACTTGGTTCGAACGTGTCCATAAATACGGCCCGCGCGACCGAAGTCTGATGGTTTACAGCGCCAACAATCGTATCCGTAGCTACGGGTATGAATTGTGCAGCTACGGCGACCACTTTCCCATGGTCCGCTGGTTCCCTGAACAGAAGGTCTTTCTGACCAACTGCTATGGGCGGGTTTCCTCCAGCACCAGCAAGCACCAGTCGTATGTGCGACGACACGCCCCATCTAGCCGCATCGAGGTCGGCGGCATGATCAAAACCGACCCGATCTCCGAGCCGACAAAGTTCCTTGATTATTGGAGCGGCTGCGCACGCGTCGCTCTGGATAACGCACACAGGGCTAGAAAATTTACGCAGATGTATATCGAGCAAGCTGAGCGATTACTCCACGACCGCAACCGTTTCATCCAAGCCTTCAACCTCCAAGCCCCCGAACTCCCCGAGGACGTCACCGCCGCCCTCGTCACCCTCAAATTAGCAGCATGAAAAAGAAAAGACCCAAACTTGTCTACGGACACCACCAATGCCCCGCCGTCTGGATCGAGCGCGTCCGCGCTTCCGAAGATCCGGACAACGACCCTTTGACTAAAGTCAAAACTGCCGACAGTTACTGGCAGTCGAGCTACATCATGATCGACGACCCTGCCGAGAAAGCCCGGCAGGAAAAAGAATACAACCGCGTTATCAACTGGATGCCACAGCAGTATGTTCGCGAGCATCCTGTCGGCACACCGACCCGCAAGCTGGAGTCCACCGGCTCCGTTCTGTGGGCCTTCGGCACTTATCCGGTCGCCCGATACATCCGTGTCGGCGAAAGCGAGTTAGTCTTCATCAACTGCACCGGGGCCGATGTCTGTGCTGACCGTGCCAAGCGCACCTTGTTCTACAAGATCACGCACAACCGAGGCGATTACGTCCCGACCCTGATCGACAATTCCCTGATGCTCTGCACCGATGTGCCCGGCAACTGGGGACAGTTCGAAATCATGTATGGCCAGCGCATGCACAGTTGCATCGACACCAAGTCATGGCGTCGCGAGAAGCAAGATCAAATCTCCGTGGTCAATACCCTGTGCGACAACATCGGCATGGAGCGCCAGAAGATCATGGACGTCTACAACATCACACCGATTGACGACATGTTCGAGCGCGTCCGCGACGAAGTGCTGGAGATCGTCAAAACCAAGGAGGTCGTGAAGCGACTCGCAGCATGATCGAATTCCCTTTCAACGGCAAAGTTCACCTCGTCTCAGGTGACCTGGCCTACCTTATCAAACTCTACGGGGACCACATCGTCCGTGATGCGCTTGCCGCCCACGACATGAGCCCCCGCGACTATCATCAACCCGCGCTGCGCGACTTCTGCCAGCAGGTTGAAGACGCCATGTCATGAAAAAGAAACCCAACATAGCCAAAGCTGTCGAGCAGGCCCTGCGTGGTTTGCCCGACAAGATTACAGTTTACATGCCCTGGGACACGGGACTCGACGAGCCGGGTCTCTGGGAAGATTGGGAAGGAGATGTAATCAACCAATTCCCCTGTCTCTTCAACACTCGCAAACTATGCGAAAAAGAAATCGCAGAGTTCGCCATCGACACCCTTGAAGCCGTGATTCGCGGCGACATGTCGTTGCCAGAAGACATCGACTACGCCCGCAAATACACGCTGCATCGCAACGGCAACATGTTAAGCGGCGAAGGGTATCCGCACACCATGTTCGAGCTGGTCTCCGATCGAGAGGGCAGCAACGAACGCTTCACTAAACAAACTTTCAACCGCGAGTTCGCGCACTACTACGCCGGACTCGTGGCCCAACAACGAAACAAACCCACACAATCGTGCTAGTCAAAGCAACAGCACCGGTCCTAGACCGGATACACAAACAAATCCTCAATCTCTGCGACGCCGAATGCAAACGAGAGCACGGCAAGACAGCCGATGAGTTTCTCACCAGCGTGTCTTTCGGCAGCGACGAGCACAAGATCATCGAACTCATATTCTGGGGAGAGCATCTGCCTTACCGCGACAAACTGCCCAAGGAATGGTTCGAGAGACTTCCTTCCGGGAGTGAGTTCGGCCTCTTGCACCCCAAGTGCAAACTCGATGAAGCCCATGTGTCGTTCCATTCCTGGCACACACAAGGCAAGACAGTCAACGACGCCCTGAAATCATCGGCCCCGGCTTTCACGGTGACCCTGATCCATGATCACTTGGTTCCGTATAGCAAAGGCGGCTACTGCCGTATGAACAACTTCAAGGTCGATCCGAACATCCATCCTGCCGTCAAGAAAGCCTTCGACACGGCCAAGTTCATGCTGTCCATCAAGGAGAAATGGAAAGCCGTCCACGAGAAAGTCGTGGAGTTCCTCGAATCCACCAAGTCGGTGAACGAGGCCGTGAAGCTCTGGCCCGAACTCCGCACGTTCCTTGCCGTCGAAGACCAGCAGCGCCTCGACAAGGAAGGCACGACCAAGAAAACCCGTGAATCCCGCATCGACGAGGCCCGGAAACTCCTGGCCGAGATCGACACCCAATCCATCGTCGCCGACGTGGTCGGCATCAAACTCTCAGCAGCTTAAATATATGCACGTAGGAATAACCCAAGAACTCAAAAGCGACGTCAGCAGCCGCATCCGCAACTTCTTCCGTAGGAAAGCCTATCAGTTGGAGTTCGGCTGCGAAGCCCTGTCGCAGACATACACACTGCCCCGCGAGCACCCCATGCTCTCCAAGATCATTTGGGGTGAGCACGAGCACTTGCTCGCACTCATGCCTAAGCAGTGGTGCAAACGCATGACCTCGGACTTCGAGGTCCAAGTCCAGACCAAGGTGCCCGGTCAGGAGAACTTCTCTAAGATCCGCATCAAAGTCAGAAATAACTCCGAGCTGGTTGCTCCGCCCGGATTCGAATACTTCCGCGATCACACGATCCCTTACGATCTGTGCCCCGAGACCAAGAAGTATTTTGATCTCCACATCAGGGAGCAGGAGTTCGAGACCAAGTGGAACAAGATTGATCACGACGTCCGCAACTTCCTCAATTCCAACAAGTCGCTCAACGCCGCGATCAAAGCGTGGCCGGAACTGCGGGCCTACATTCCCTCAGATTATCTGGGGCGTGTCGACAAGAAGCCCGAGCGCAAAGCCCAGCAAGAGAAAGCCGCGCAGACTCTGGCCGAGATCGACCGCGAAGCCGCTGTCACCGCCGCAACGCTGGTCACCCTAGCCGCATGACCGACGACGAAATCAAACTGGTCACATCGATGGCCGGTGACAAGTCGTGGCAGCCCCAGTGGCCCGACGATCCGTATCTGACGCAGCAAGCTCTTGCCAATCACGATTCGGACGCCGAGCCCTGGGGCGAGAACGCGGCCGATGCAGCCCCGATCCACTTCCTGATCGAGGACATCACCATGTTCCTGCGGCACTTCTGCTACTGGAACGACCTCTGTCCCAAATACAGCGAACTGCGCCACTGGCTGCCGATCCTGTCACAAAAACACGTGAAACTTTGTGAGCTTACGCCACAGGCATGGGCCCGCATCATCCAAACGCAAACCGTAAAACGCTTAGCACAATGAAATGCACGTAGACGACCTGACCGAACCCGACTCACTCATGCGGCTCATCATGATCCGCGTGATGCTCAACCATCAAGCCGACGAACTCGAACTTGTCCGCTGTCTCGACATGAAGACCGGCGACGAGTGCGACGTTCTCTTCGTCCCTGCCATGGACGGGGAAGGGGACACACACATGATCCCCGGATTCCCTGTTCCCGTGGACAACACCCAAGAACTTCTGACCCGGTATGTGCCGGTGTCCGAGCTACCGAAAACCAACCCATCCAAATACTACAACAATTAGAATGACCATAGCCCAGCACATAGAACTAAGCATGACCCTCGCCCATGAGGTTCTCACCAGCCACATGGATTCGGGCAGTCTCATGGACTGCGCCGAGCAGCACGACATCCACATCGAGCAGCTTATCGAGCATCTCAAGTTCCTCGACAACATCTTCAACAACCAATGAGCACGCACATCATCCGTGACTACGACGGCGACCGCCCGATCTACGAGCCCGCCGTCTACATCCACTTGTTCCGTGCCCAATCCCAAATCAAATCCCTGTCTCTTATCCAACGCCTTGCAGCGTTTTTACGCTCTAAGGTGACAACCACCCTCAACAAATAACACACCACGTATATGCAACTCACAATCAAACCCAGTCAGCTCAAAGACGTCCTCGAGACGTGCCTCAAATCCGTCCGCGCCAACCCCGACAAGGGCCTGGTGCCATTCATTACCGCCGCCCCCGGCATCGGTAAATCGACCATCGTGACGTCATTCGCGTCCGACCACACCCTGTCGTTCTTCGACACGCGTCTTGCCTACGCCGCTCCGACCGACGTGCGCGGTTTGCCTTACCTCAACCGTGCCGACGCCAACAACCCGGTCATGGAGTTCGCCATCCCCGGCGAATACCCCAAGACCCCGGGCAATGTCTGGCTGCTCGACGAGTTCCCCTGCGCCCCGAAGACGGTGCAGAACGCCTCGCTCCAGCTCCTGCTCGACAAGCGCGTCGGCAACTACAAGGTTCCCGCCGACACGCTGATCGTGCTCGCCGGTAACCGCAAGATCGACCGCGCCAGCGTCGAGACGTTGTCCTCGGCCGTGCAGAACCGGCTCATGGAAGTGACCCTCGAAGTCGACCACGACGAGTGGACGACCTGGGGCCTCAACAACAACGTGCATGAGATGGTCATCGCTTACCTGCAGATGTGCCCCGGCCATCTGTCGGACTTCGACGGCTCCAAGTGGAAGGGCGGCGCGTTCGCTTCGCCTCGCTCCTGGGAGATGGTCTCGCACCTTCTCAGCCACGCTCCCTCCGACACCGGAGTGCGCATGGCCATGATCGCCGGTCTCATCGGCCCCGCGATCGGCACCCAGTTCAACGCGTTCTGCTCGGTCTATGACAACCTGCCCGACGTCAACGCCATCCTGCTCTCGCCCGACACGGCCGACGTGCCGTCCGAGCCGAGTGTGCAGTATGCCTTGGCCACGGCGCTTGCCAACAAGGCGACCGCCAAGAACTTCGACCGCGTGGTCCGCTACACGGACCGGCTGCCGAAAGCCATCGACGTGCTCACGGTCAAGCTGGCCATCCGTGGCGACCGCGCCACCGGAGCCAACAGCCCGGTCAAGAACCCTGCGTTCACCAAGTGGGCGCAGACCAACGGCAACATCATCCTCGGTATCCGCTAACATGAGTAACAACCTGATCAGCCCATCCAAAGTTAAGAGGTTCATCCTCGATTACGCATCCAAGAACCGCGCGCACAAGTTCTCGCGCGTTTCGCAAACC